TGGGATCAGTAGAGCATTCCCAAGGGCAAGATAAAGTCTTTTTATCAGCACTTACAGCGCAATTGCCAGTAGGTTCAGTTGGCGCCGCGCATCCAGGTTTACACGAAGAACCAAACCCCTCTACTTCAACACAGCTAATTTGGAATGCTTTATAAACAATAATAGCGACGGCCGCAATACCAACACCCCATTTAATGTCCATAATACTTATTACAATAACAATAAATGCAACAATTAAGTTTCCTAAAAAACTTTTAAAAAGAAATTTGAAATAGCTCGGCTTAACATATACAAGAATAGCTAATAAAATGAGAACTAAAATAACGCCAATCATTGATCCTCCCGCAATTTTTGGAATATAATTTGGTATATTATAATTGTTCATTACTAATTATAATATATAAAAATATATAAAATATAACCACCAGCTCTTTATTACTATCTACCAGTAGAACCGAACCCACCGGCGCCTCTGTCAGTCTCAACACCCAACTCCGACTCAGACTCAACAATCATTACATAAATAGGAACCATTGCCGGCGCAACAATTTGCAACAACTTGTCATACTTACTAACAATATAATCATTATCACCACCCAACAAACAATCAAACTTCCCAATCAAATCGCCGCGATAACCACTATCAATGATCCCAATACTATTTGCCAAACGCAACGGAGTTCCAGATAAACTAGAACGAGGGCACATTTGAAACCCAGTATTAAAAACCTTGCCATTTTCGCATACAATTTGAGCTGATGTTCTGACTAAAAAATTAATTTTAGTAACAGCAGCACCCGTACATTGAGTATCAACTGGTGTAAACAAATCAAACCCAGCATCAGGGAACACACGGTTAACCATGTTCGCATTATGTGTTGCAGCAGAATTTTGATACATACTAGTAAGAATATTATCATCGCTATTTATAAACAACTTGAGAATCATAATTCGGTCACAATTGTGAAATATAGAATTGTTGTTGTTATTAACAAGATTATTCAAGAAGATGTTATTATTAAAAGTCGTCATTATAAATAACAATGCAACCAAGTTTTTAAACGTTTTCCATATTTAATTTCTATTTACTAATTACTATTAAAGGAAACCAAGTCAATAAAAATGTTCAATATGTCCAAATAGTAGTCCAAAGAGGCTGTAATAAAGTCACCTGAATACTCGCGTTGTAATATATTGTTGGTGTCGTAAACTACGTAAAGAGAGAAAAGAATGAGTCCAGCAACAGATAACCCTTTTACAAAAATAGAAGATGTGCCAGAAAACATGACAACAAGTTGAACAATAATCAAAAGCAAAAGTGCATAAAATAAGAACGCAGCAAATTGAAAGCCAAGGTTAATTCCAAACATGATCAATAACGCACCAATTAAAAACATGAAACCAAAGATGCTTATGGTTCCAAGAATTGCCATTTGAATTAACTTTGGATCAACCGTCTTTTTCATAAAAGAAAGCATTATACCCCAACACGCTGAAAATACTGAAAATAAAATAAATTTTAACCAAGCCGGCATTGGAACAAGCGCCAATACAATAAGGATTAAAATCTCTACTATAAAAAGCCCCCAAAATATTCCAACATTTTTATCGCCCCCTTTATAATTCATCATGATGTAATATGTAATGCCTAATTGAGTAATTAAATTAGCAAATACAGCTAATAAAAAATTCTTTTTCTCATTTAATAATTTTAAAAAAGAACTAGAACTATCTCCACCTTTTAAACTTTTTCTTTTGCCACCATTCATATGAAGGTTAAACTGATGAAAACCTGAATGTCTACCAGAACCACCTCTTCCTCCAAAAAGCCTTTCATATAACGCAGAATTTACCATATGATATATAATATTATATGATAAAAAAATAATAAATCCGATCATTGATTGTCGCGCTTAATTAATTTGCTATAGTTGTTGTATTTTTGTCAGACCAATACCACGCGGGAGGTGTGTCATAATACACATTAGAAATAGCCGGTGGTTCGTAATAAATTCCCTTGGTCTTATTACTGCCATTGTTAGCGGCAAAAGGGAACGGCTTCAAGCGACCAACAGGGTTAGCGCATTGTCTTTGAACTTGTAATGTGTATTGGCTAGATGTTTGTGGTTGATACAAAGTTTTGGTGTAACCCGCACCGGCAGTGATTTGACTGAAACTCTTGCGTCTAGCCGTTGTAACAATCTGTGAATTAGTTACAGCGTCGCAACCCAATGGAGCACCACAAATGCGATGACCAAGATAAACTTGGGGTTTATTAGTGTCATTAACGCAAATATTTGCAGCAGCTTTGGTTTGAATATACAACCATTGACTTCCATTGTCTGACATATTATCATTGGCGCCTTGAGGTTGGACCCAATAATTAGGGTATTGACCATTGTGAATCCATTTGTATTTCTTTTCCAACATTCCTTTTGTAGAGAGAACAGAAGGCTTAATATATTGAAATTGCGCGCCTTGCGTATCGCCTCTTACAATGGGTGAATTCATAACTGGTTGAGGACTAGCATATGTGCCACAACAACCGCCGCTTCCTTTGGGAAATTGACCATAAAAGGGAGTTCCTTGCTTGGAGAATGCGCTACTTTTTCCAATATAGCCAACGTTTCTGGTTCCACCGTTAATAGAAAATCCAACAGCTCCAGGCGCAGTAAGTGAAGATTCGTTAGTTTTACCAAAAGGTCCTTGTGACAACCAGATTCCTCCAGGTGTTTTGGCTGATCTTTTAGAACCATAATTAATAACTCCCTTCTTTTTGAATGCTTGAATTGACATATATATCATATTTGGAGATAAAAAAACAAATCAAATAATCAATGCGCTTCTTCTCTCACAATCTGATTCAACCAATTTCAAAATCAGCCAATATAACTTTGTTTGTGATATTGGTTTTAATAATAAAGCAGCATCAGAGTTTCCTAGTTTTTCCCCAACTAAGCAATAAATCGCCAAAGCACCTAAACTATAATAAAAACATTTGTGAGAGACTTTTGCTGGAATGGATTGAAGTTCCAAAATTTCTGGTGAATAAAAACCGTGTTCAGCTGTGTGATTGAAAGGTGAAAAAAACATTAACTGTCCATTGCGACATTCTTTAACAACACATGGGTTAGTACATATAAAAATAGATTTATCAATTACAATAATGTCGTTCAAGTCAATGCAATAAAATCCGTATCCATATTTACCAAGAAACATGCTTTGTTTGTATAAATCGCAAATTATCTTAAGAGTCGTGCAATAATCAACGAGTCCTTTTTTACAATAATAAGATAATGGTTTTACTGAAGTGGAAAAAAAATGAATAGCTAGAGGTTCCTTATTGGCTGAAACGATGTATGAACCAGGCAATCTCTCATTTAAAAGATTAAAAATAGAATAAAAAAATGCTTCATTTCCTTTTACATCCGCTAGCAAAATCTGGTATTTATTTTCGGATATTTTTTTCATTATTATGTTTTAAAAATAAAAAAAGACGGATTATTAAACGTGATGAAAAAAGCGTGGTTATAACCACACTCTTTTTCTTTTTTTATATAGGAGAACAAGACAAACTGGATGGCTACACTACACTAACTGTTACTTACCTTTTACCTTGTTGAAATTTTCTCATACCTCGCCAGTCTCCTTGAGCTGCGGCTTGAAAACCACGCGCTTCCTAGGCTTGGGCAACTCGGCGATCTTGCCATAGTCAACCTTGGTCCATGCGCCGCTGTTGTCCTCGGACGAAGTGGGAGTCTCAGAAGGAGGAGGGTCCCTGGGAGACTCAGGAAGGAACTCGCGAGGAACGATGTCCGCAACCACTGCTCCCCTGGGTCGGTCATTCCTGGGTTTGCGGTTATCGCTGCGAGCGCGAGGCTTTTGCGCGGCGGCCTTGGCAGCGCGCAGCCCCTCGTCGGTTTCATCCACAATGCGAGGACGAGAAACAGGGGGGCGAGAAGCCGGAGGGCGAGAAGAATCTGAAACGCGAGCCGTGGAGCGGTTGGCGCTAATCTTCCAGAACCAAGGCTCGTCGTAGATCACTTTGATTTCCTTGCCACCAAGGACGCGTTCCCTAGCGCGCACCGCCTCGTCGGTCATAGACCACTTCTTGAAGTGGATGAAGACACGCTGGAACTTGTCGCCGTTCTCGCTGGTCCTGGGAACCATGTCAATGTGGTCAATCTCGCCAAGGTCAAGGGACTTGAACACGTAGGCCACGCGTTCCTTGGTGATATTCTGGAAGACTCTCGGAATGCACAGGCTGGGCACGCTTGCAGGGAGAAGAGTCATGTCAATTGAAGAAGCCATTTTGTTGTGAGTTTAATCTCTGAACTGAGCAGTTTTTACAGTAAGCTTATTAAGCCAAAAGTATTTCAATTTTTTTTTGAACTGCCCAAAACATTGGTCACCCAAAAAAAAATTTTCACATAAAAAAAATAAAAAATTGAACCATAAAAAAAAAAGAATCAACTATTTTAACAAGTTATTATAAGAATGATCCCAATTTCAAAAACAAGATCCGGTAAATCGTATGGCCTAAAATGTGAAAAAATAAATTCAAAAAGATGCTGTTCTTATTGCAAGAAACCAGGCCATAATATATCCAAATGCAAAGACCCAAACTTAATTGATCTAGAAAAAAAAGCCAGAGATGCGTCAATTTTTGGAGACTGTATAGTGGATGGCACAAGTAAATTTTTGAAAGTGTGGATGAAGACATTAACAAATATAGAACTTAGAGCGCTGGGCTATAAATTCTATTCAATGGAAAAATTCAAATTGAGATATAACAGCGAGAAAGAAACATATATTAATAATTTAGCGTCAGAATTTAGTTGGGAAGAATTGCCATGGCCATTACCGGAAAAATTAAATAATATTTCAGAAGAAACTTTCTGCGAGTTTAATGAAATCTTGATAGCAAACACACACGAAACTTGGCATGATTATTTTAAAGAAGTTATAGTCAAGTGTAGACCCAGTGCCAGACGGTTTGACATAGAAGCAAACTTCAACTGCGCAAAAAAATCCAAGGGCACAAGCTGTCCGATTTGTCTGAGTGATAAAATAAAGTGCAAGAATATAGTTACAACAAATTGCAATCATGAATATTGTGGTGATTGTTTTGCAGATTATCTGCAATCGGTAAAAGCGGACCTAAATAAAACTCCAAAGTGCGCTTGTTGTAGGGAGAAAATTACAACAATAGACGTTAAAGACAAAGCGTTGCAAAAAACATATAAAAAAGAATTTTGCAGAGCTCCATTAAAACGCGCAGAAGAGCCAATTTTGACACCGAGTGTAACATATATGACTCCTTCTCAACTTCCAAACGCATTTTCAATTCAAAATCAAAATTTACTTGCAACGGCAGTGTACTATTTTATTTCAGTTATTCCAGCATAACCAAGGTTCCCATCCTTCCGTTAACGAATATAAACTTTTACACCTTTTCTCATTTAAAACGCCCACTTCGCGAGCGAGGTGTAATTCTTTTATCGGTGCATACAAATATTTTTTCCATTTTTCCGAAACATAAAAAATTGAAAACGTTTTAACTAAATACCATAATCGCATTCATTTCTTAATCATGTCAACTGACACAGAAACCTTTAAATATTGGATGCATGGCGGTTCTTTTACAGGGACTTTCCAACTATCAATAACAGAGATAGAGCGCGGGTATAGTTTAGGAACATTCACTAATAAAGATGGTACCGTTTTTGTAGGAAAATACTGGGAAGGAAAAATGTTTGATGGAAAAATTGTTGAAAAAAAGATGGCAGAAGGCTCGCTCACCGATTCAGACGGAACAAGAAAATTTTTGGGTAAGTTTGTCCATAATAAGCCATCAGATGGTTTATTTGTCTATTCTGACGGCAGGAATTCGGCAAGGGTTATACCCTACGATTAAATTGCACCATTGACCTCTTCTTCTAATTGTTTATATTTGGTAAGAAATTCATCAACATTCATTTAGATAATAACCATATATTATTTTTATATAATTTCAACAAAAAAATTATATAAAATGGGCGTTTTAAATGAGAAAAGGTGTAAAAAAACAATATAAAGAAACTCTACCAAATACTTATTGTGGGCGACCCTAATCCGGCTTTAGCTCAGTTGGTAGAGCAGTTGACTGTAGTGGTTTAAGTGAATAAATTTATTCACAAAAAAAGATATCAGCTTGTCGCTGGTTCGATTCCGGCAAGCCGGAAAACACCAAGAGCCCACCTATAAATATTATTTAATAAATTTTCTATCAAATAATAAAATCATAGCTTTACATTTTTGACTCAACAACATCATCCCTTTTGCCACAACAGCCAAAAGGGTTAGAATTTGCGATGCGACGCATAACAGTCGGTCTAACTGCGCGTTTATCAAATTCTTTAAATGGGTCCATTAATTCTTCTATAAAAGCATTTAAAGCGTCGGGCTTTCTCAAATTAATATTATAACCAAATGCATTAAAAAATATATACCAACACCACTTACTTTTCATTATTTGCGCATTCTCAATTTCTTGGTGAAACATCTGGTCAATTACTGAAAATGCCGATTTTAATAACAATACATCTCTAGTAACATCTTTTTTATCATCAAAGAGTTCAATCAAATCCCCTCTACGTTTTTCTACATCAGCCGCGTTTTTAGTATTTGATTCTTCTGTTAGAGCCGATAACATGGCTCTATTATATCTGATTTCATTCTTTATATTTTTCAAGAGTGTAATTTTCTTTCTCTTATAATCATATATCCTTTTAATAATGGAAAACACGTTCGTATTATAGATTATTGGAAACCATAAACGAATAATATTTGGTATCAAAAATTGATTCGTCTCTTTTATCTCCGCAATTTTCTTTTCAACGTCCTCCAACTTTTTCATCAACTCAACCTCCATATTTATTTTTGATTTATTTGTAAGTTGTTTTTTTCTCTCTTCTATGCCTTTCATCTTTTGCAACTGTAATCGTTTTACTTTATTAGAATAAATCGGCATAAGTCGCTTGTTGTGCTCTATAGCGTGTTTAATGTTATCGGCAGTGTTAGTAGAGTCAATAAAAATCGCAGCTTCGTGTTCAGCATTATCTTTAATTATTTTTTCTATGTCTTTTTTTGCTGCATCAATCTGCTTATCTAATTCTATATCAGCCTCTGTTTTTTGAACTTCCATGTCTGTATTATTAAAATCTCTGAATAACAAAACTGAACCAGAAGTAAACTCCACTGACGATTGCAACTTGTCATATTGATGTGCCGATATTTTGTGCGCTTCTGAAGCCGCGTCTAGTTTAAAATAATTCACAAGTGCTAACAAAAATGCAATAAATGCATTAATCCCGGATAATAAAAAGGACCCCCAGCTCATGTTTTGAACAACTGCTGCAACAACAGTCGCCGCAGTTGATAGTAAAATTGCCGGCATCATTAATAAATTCAATTTGCTCTCACAAAAATTTTTAGATTCCATATAAATAATCTTATGCCCTTTCAAATAGCACGCCAAAATGTCAAATGCAGAGGAATATTTTTCATTCATATTTGTATAGTATTTATCAATGCTTTTTTCAACTTCTAGATATTTTAGCTTTTTATAATACACTACTTTGTTCCCAACCTTGACAAAATGAAGACCCTTCTTTTTATTTGATCGCCTTCCGCCGTCTGATTCGTATCCGCTAATATTGTCATCACATTCAATTTCCTCAAGTTCTTCAAAACTCTCAGTATCACTTAAATCGCTGTTGCTATCGCCGTAAACATTTTCATCATCGCTTCCATCTTTTTTATTTCTTTCAGTTTCTTTGTGTTTTTCCTTTTTATTTTTGATATTAAATGTTTCACAACGTCTTAAAAAACCTCCATCAAATTCTCTATTTAATGTTATTGGCTTTGCAGTAATACAATTTTCAATGTCGCTGCTAATAATTTCGTTTACATCCACTACATCTAGATCTATTCCCAAATTAGAAAGTTTACCTCTTGGTTCATTCATTTTATTAATATTATTTATTATTTATTTTATATTTTATATTTTAATATCGCATTAATTTATAATGTCAAAAACTAGAAAAAATGTTCCATGGAAGGGTTGGAAGTCAGAAAAGCCTAGCACCCACCAAAGAACTGTCATGTTGCAAAAATGTGGTAAAAAATGTTTTTTGGGACCTAAAAAATCATTTCCTATATGCAAAAAGAACACCTGCAAATTTAGCAAAAAGGGTGTTTACGCAGCTTATGTTAGAGCGCGCCAATACCACAAGAGAAAGATTTCTCAAAAAGCCAAAAATTTTTTGAATAAAATGTAACACACCAATGCTATCAATCCAAAAAAATTGATTTAGATTATAATATAAAAAATATATTATAAACTTATAGTAAGTGACATTCAAATGAGATACTTTAATAAAGACGAAGAATGGGGTTTTTTCGTGGATTTGGAAATAAATTATGAAAATATAACAAAAAAAATAATACAACCAATAAAAACAACAAAATCAAATTCACGAAAAAACAGCAACTATATGAGCGCAATTTACGAAGAGGATTATTGGTATGAAAGAAATGAGTTTCATCATGAATATGAGGGTGAATACGAAATAAAAAAAGAAACCAATAAAGAAACCAATAAAGAAACCAATAAAGAAACCAATAAAGAAACCAATAAAGAAACCAATAAAGAAACCAATAAAGAAACCAATAAAAATGAAAAATATGATAAGCAAGCAACAACAAATGCAACAATTATTATTTATTGCATCTTCTGTGCGTCTGTTATTTCATTGTCATTAACATTTATTTTAATTTAAAATACTAGTTAACTTGAAAACCAAACAATAACAACGCCTGGTGCACCATTACCACCAGTGTAAGGTCCTCCCGCCCCCCCTCTTCCATCGCCCGAACTTGCGCCACCTCCGCAACCATAATAAGTAGCGCTAATACCAGGCTCTCCTCCACTACCAGCAGGAACACCAGCCGCTCCTCCTCCAAATGAAGTACCAGGTTGTCCAGCCCGGTTTGAATCACCCCCCCCACCACCGCTAGAAAGAAGATAGTTAATCCCATAATTTGTTGCAACGGTGCTTCCATTTGAACCATTTGTGGCTTGACTTATCGGTGAATTATTATATCCATTTCCACCAGTACCGCCACCGGAACCAGTAACTCCACCCAATCCCTGTGTTCCGCCAACACCAACAAGACCTCCATTACCACCAGATGCGGAACTTATACCAGAAATTGAACTATTACTTCCGCTCCCACCAGTTGCGTTACTTGCACCCAATCCACCAGTTCCAATAGTTATAGTATAAGTAATATTTAATGAAACAGATTGACTATTTGTTGTAATATATGCAACTGCTGCTCCTCCTCCACCTCCACCACCACCATTTCCAGTGTTATTTCCACCAGAACCAGCACCACCGCCCCCAACCACAATATAACCAATATTTTTATTTACATTTTGAAACTGAAAGCTCCCAGAAGTTGTAAAGGTCAAAACAGTAAACCCATTAATTATAGTTATAGTAGGACTTCCTGTAACAGTATATGAAAAACGAGGAGCATTATTATAAGCGCAAACTTCGTTGCACAATCCTTCCTGTAAAATGTTCTCGGTAAAACAAGCGGCGACGCAACAATCCTTCAAAGAAGACGCCGTTGTTACAACCGGCTTTGAAATAACACGATAATCTTCGTAGTTATCATAACCACATGGAGCATTACCAAATAATGAACCACAAGGATCAATCTTATATTTCCAATAAAAAGGTGTAGTTGCATTTTTTGGATAAATATTAGCTCCTTGAATATTTGTTGATACTAGAACGCATGGCGGACCCTCATTAAAAGTTGCATCTGTGACAACATTCACACCCCACTTTGCACCATCAATCGTTCCACCTAATTTTTCATTTGTATATAATCCAGCCACCAAATCAGACGGATTAAATGAAGTCAAACTTGGACACGACTCGCACGTTTCATTGCGAATCACTTTTGCGCGCTGAAACAACAAGTAATTATTTTGACTACCTAACACACCTCCAAAATTGAATCCATTAAAATTATGTCTGTATAACAATTTGGCTTTTTTATTTCTAGTATAATCTCCAGAGTCATCCGTATTAAATGCATTTCCAAAAGCAGATTTTCCGGAATTATAGAATGTTGGATTTGAAAAAGATTTTGCCATTTGTATATAATTAAACAAGTTAAAAAAATTGACTCAATAAATGCCAAAAAATAATAAAGCATCCAAAACAATCATGAGCCGAAGAATCTTATTTTGCTTTCCTAGATTATGTGCGTCTGTTGATGTTGTGGCGTCTCCTCCACCAACATCAAAATTAGACTCATACTTAGATTTGTATGAATCCGACGACGAAATTGTGGAAGGGGTTGACGTTAAAAAGTTGCCTCCGCCGCCTCCAAAGTATGACATGAAAAATACCATCCCATTTATCCCACCAATTACTAATGGTTATGTGATAAAAGTATACGACGGAGATACCATTACTATTGCATCCAAACTCCCTCATCCTAATTCACCAGTTTATCGGTTTCATGTGCGTCTTAATGGAATTGATACTCCTGAAATCAAGGGCAAAAATGAAGATGAAAAGAATGCAGCCCATCAAGCTCAAAAAGCTCTGGAAAATTTAATCTTACATAAGACTGTAACATTAAAAAATTTGCAAACGGAAAAATACGGCAGAATCCTTGCCGATGTGCACCTGAAAAACATATGTCTAAATAAATGGATGCTAGATAACAATTACGCCGTTCCATATGATGGTGGAACCAAGCAAGGTCCAGATTCTTGGACCAAATATATTAAAACCGGTCGCAAATCAATAGATAAAAACAAAACAGCATAGTTTAGATATCGTAGACAGAAGTAAACGTTAAACAAAAACTGTAATCCATATTGTTCATTTCAATAACACGCCCATATTCGTCCAATAACTGTATTTTTAATTTTTGTATGTCTACTGGACCAAAATATTGACGCGGTGTGGTAATCAATGATAAATTATTCTGCGCGATGCTTCCAAAATTGTTTGGTTGAAATGAAATGCGTGCTAAAATATTTTTATTTAATATGGATGCATTAAATGCGCTGTAAAACCCATTAGTAACATTATTGTTATAATCGTCCACGACTAGATATAAATATCTTTGTCCAGATAAACTAACAATTCCTTCTCCAACGTAATTATTATTACCTGAATAACTTCCGTTTCTAAAGCCAAGCAACCATCCAAGCTTCAATGGAAGCGGATTGATCGCATCAGGATTGCCGTAAATATCACTGTTAAATGTTAATGTAAAATTACCAACTCCTACACCAGTAGTTCCAATAACTAGTTGACCACTACCATTTCCAGACGCATCTATGTTATAAATAAATTGTATGCCAGAAATAGCTGTTCCAACAACAAAATTATTCAAATAATCAACAAGACCAGCAGGCGCATAGTTTCCATCAGGGACAGTAATAATAACTGGAACAGTGGGAGAAGAATCCAATGTAACAGAGAAAAAGTTGTTTCCCATTTGCTTTGAAATATTATAATAGGTAAATGGCATTTCAAATGCTGAAAGTTGAACCTGCATTACATCAGAAAACTTAATGGGTAAATCAAAATGAAAATTAGAAGAAGCAGAATTATAATAATTTTCGCGAAAACGAGTGTCAATGTTTAAATTTTGACGAGTGGTCTTCTTTTTGAGCGGATTGATAATGCCAGGATAATATTCACTTGGATAAGAATTTCCAAATGAAGATTTCGGTTTATCAATAATAAATGTTTCGCCTGCTTCAATTACAGGGGTAGATTGCAAATTATGGTTCACATTATACGCATTGCCGAGTGTTTGAAGAAAGTGAGATGAATTTAATTCAGATACGAGCATTTTTTTTGCCTCATCTAAGAAAATCACTGTTTTTTTGCGAATAAATTCATCTACAGACGCATCAGACGCTATATTATTTCTTAATTGAGCGCATTTTGACTCAACCATTACTGCATTGTATTTTCCTGGAGGCAATGCAAAAATTTCTTCTAATTCATCCTTTTTATAATTGGAAATATTCAAATCAAAGTTGTTCATATATACTATAAAAATAATATAATACCAACTTTTTAAACCAAATCAACACAAAACAGAAACAGAATAAAAAAGGTTTTATTTAATTAAAATTACAAAACAAATTGTCATCTAAAACATTCTTTTTCTTTTTTTATTTATTTCTTTTTATTTTACATCTCAACACTCATTGTGTCATAACTTCTTGCCGAGTAAACTGCTGGAAAAACAGAGTCGTCTTCCTCAGGCCAGCGAGGACCGATGAGAGAATTCACAATCTCTTCCACATTCACATCATAGGAATCGTCGCTAGGACTGCGCGCCCACATAGAACGATGAGCCAAGCACCCATACTCAAACGTCTCAAGTTGCCTCCGTCTATAATCATCAATGACTTGATCTTTTTCCAAAATCTTGACCTCAAGTTCTGCAATTTTTGCCTCGTGTTGAGCAAGCTTGTCCGCAATCTGGTGGATGTTCATGGACGTTGTTGGGATCTTTGTGCACGTCATTTTTCTCAAAATGAAATATTCGTGCTCATTAAACCAAAACTGATGACTTCCATAGGTTTCAATTTCATCTAAAATTTTAGACACCAAATAATTGTCGTATAGATTATCAATGTGCACAAACGCACACCAGATTCCGGAAGAATTTTCAAAGAAGTCAACACGATCCACTTCTCCAACATTATTCAACGAGAATGATCTCGCAATTCCACTCTCCGTTGCATTTCCAATTGCAGGAATATAGAAGGAATATTCAGACATCTTGTATCTTATTAGCTTATGATACATTTAACTTATTTTTTTTAAAAGTATTTCAATTTTTTTTCCAAAAAAATACAAAGAAAAAACAAAAAGATACAAATGCACAATATTATACACGATACCTTTTTATTTTTTATATTTTTTAACAATTACGTCCCCCTCCAATTCAGCCGCGAGTACATCGGCTCCTCTAGTCAACCCTGTTCATCCTCATACTCAATGAGAGCCGGCATATCGTTCAGCTCCTGGTCCTGCTCCTGATCCCGCTCCAGAACCAAGACGCGCTCCTCAAGCTCCGCGATGCGCTCCCACGAGGACTCCTCAAGCTCCTCAAGCCGCTTCTCGGTATCAGCAAGCTTTTTCTCCAGAATGGCGGCGTAGTCGGACGAAACGAACTCGGTCTCCTCAGCCTTGTCAACCTTGGCACTCGTGTTTTGCAGAACAATCCAGTACCAAGGGTCGTCGTAGACCACGCGAGCCTCCTTGTCAGGATTTAGAACGCGCTCCTGGAAGTTCTCAACCACCGAGTTGTTGAACCAGTGGGAGAAGTGAACGTAGACTGCATTATACGCCTTGCCGTTCTTGTCCGTCTTTCGGACGAAATCCACGTGGTCAATGACACCGAGACGGTTATTCTCAAACACGCGAGCAATTCGGTCCTCTGTAATGTTGGCAAACACATAGGGGATAAACAGACTGAGATTCTGCATGATGGAAGACATGGTTGAAACACCGAAGCACTTGGAAAATATACAGTTCATTTCTGACCAAAAAGTATTTCAATTTTTTTTTGGTCTCTCATAAATCCAAGTTCACTCAAATTTTTTTTATACCCATTGACTTTGTCTACCCATTGACTTCATCCATCAACATAATAGCCATAGCCGCATAATTATGCAAATCAATTAATGTGTCCCTTAGTGACTCATTATTTACTAACACGACACCATTTTTGGAAACACTTGATAACCTCTGAATTTTATCACCCATCCTAACAATAACACCAACTGGACCATAATTTGCAAAAGCGTCACCATAATCTGCATTTTTCTTCTTGAAAAGTTCAAGCCCTTCTTTGTGAACTTTTTCCATTTGTTCAACACGATTCATAATAATAAATATAAAACAATGATTTTATATTTGTTTATTATTTGTTCCTTATTTTTTTATAAACGTTTGCGACTCGCTAAATAACTTGCTGCGGATGTACCTACTCTTCCATAACCTGTGTGTGGTTTGTAAATATAATTGTGATTGTATGTGTAGCACAAAGTATTGTTGCAATTATTCACTCTTATGGGATTGGGTTGAAAGAGTGGGGTTAATGAAATAAAAAAATTTGCGCGACCAACGGGTGGAACACCAACTGAACTCATTTATTATACAACTATATTTTAAACTATTATCAATAATAAAATAATTTAAAAATAAAAATAAATCAAAGTTTTATCTACTTTCCACAAGAACTGCAACCAGGTTTTGAATTCACTACTTGCGAAATCATGCTACCAAATCTACCTCCACGAAATGCTCTAAAGTGTCCTTGACTTTGGTTTAATGCAACAGCATTTAAATTATTTTGCGCTACATAATATTGATATTGCGCATAAGAGTTTCCCATAGGATTCATTAAGTTTAAACGAATGGGAGGAGCCATTTTTATGTATTATAGTAAGATAAAAATTTCTGGAATTGTATCGGCAACAAATTTTTAATTGTATTAATTATATTAAAAACAGAGTTGGCTCCAAGATATTTATTTACCAGATAGCAATCCTTTACAACCGTTGGGTCTGTTGACAAAATTAATCCATTGTTAGTAGTTAAACCCAACCCAGCTGACAAAGTATCTGCGCAATTGCATGGGAAATAAACCAACAATTTATCGGATGATGTTGATATAGACGTTCCGTTGTCAAATACAACAGTATAAACTTCATTTACAATTGTTGCTACAACTGCGCGCGCGTAATAACCTTGCGAGTTTATTGCATACACTACATTTCCTACTTGAAATTTAAATTTGCTATTTAAAAGAAGAGGGTCAAACAAAATATTATATAATTTTGCGTTGCTAGTAGAGTTATCATTGCTAATTGGGCAATTGCAGTTATCTCCGACGATGCTGGTCTTTATTGTCTTGCCGCCATAAATAGGAAAAGCAGGATTGAATGGTAATGGTGTTCCAAAATTGGGAGGAACCACGCCGCGGCGTGCAGGACCTTTGCCTTTTAATCTATTTAAATAGCGATCATATGAATTGTGTTTAATGTCAACTCCGGCGCCTCCTGGGCAACCAGCACCAGGTCTGCATCTAGTAATTGTATGCTTTGTGCTGCTTCCATGATAAAAACTTCCGCCGGTAACAAGATTGGGTTGAATGTGGCGAACCGCTCTGTCACTCATTTGATTCCAATTAACACCATATTTAGGATCTGGACGTTGATATGTAGTTAAAGCTCCTAAATCATGAACATAGAGAGAAGCCGGAACTCGCACAGTATTTTGAATAAGTTTTAATTTAATATATTGGGAAGCCGGATCCAAGTTACACAAATTTGTATTGCAACCAAAAGCTCTGCATATTGTCGCTGGTTGGTTTTTAGTTGAATTTGTATTCTGAGACATTTATAAAATAGAGTAATATTATTTTTATTCTTTTAAAAATTGAAAAAATAAAAGCCTCAAAATATCATTTAAACTAAGAGTAAATGCAATCAGAAACGTCAATGCAAACAAAAACACAACCACAATCTTGCCATTGTTGCGGAAAAACATATACCAGAAAAACATCTTACACAAAACACGTTATTTTATGTGAAGTTTTATACAAAACAAAGAGAGAAAAAAAGTGCGAGGAAGAAGAATCAACCGATATACCAAACACAAAGCAGTTGTATAATATTATTCAAGAGCTTGCGATAAAGTATCAAGCCATGGAGCAAAAGATGAACGACATGCAGAAATGGGTGGAGACTAAGAAGAGAAAATTGAATGTAATTCAATGGTTAAATGCAAATATTCTTATTGAGCCAACAATAACAATCCAAAATTGGATTCAAACTGTTCAAGTAAACGAAGAGCATATTGAGATTCTAATAGAAGGTAATATGTTTCATACCTTGTCAGCTATTTTAAGAGACCATCTGACAAAAGATAAAAAGGCATCTATACCAACACCAGTGTATTGTTTGACACAAAAAGCAAATCTGTTTTATTGCTACAATGATGAAACCACAAAATGGTCGCACTTTTCCGCAGAAGACTTCATTGTTATGTTAAAAAAGATGCATGCAAAACTTGTAAAGGCGCTTTGCGAATGGCATGATAAAAATATAGACAGAATTAATAGTAGCGATAAGATGCAGATTTTATATAATCAAACAATGATTAAATTGATGAGTGCAAATTTTACTCACGATGCGCAAATCGTGAGTAAAATTAGAATTGCTTTATATCAAGAGCTGAAAACTGATATGAAAAATGTTATTGAATATGAGTTTGAATTTTAGATGATAGGGAAAGACGGCTGCATGGCAATACCGCAAATTCCAGCGTTATTTTTACTCTCGCTGCGTTCAATCTTAATATAACCGTCATCACCCCACGAGGCGCCCCATGAATTTTTTACTAACCAATACTTGATGCCATCTTCCTCGCCGTAACCAACAATTAAAACTCCGTGGTCCAAGTTAGTGCCACATGAATCGCTTGTAATAACTCCACTCTTGTAAGACTGAAAAAGCTTAGTCTCTGCGTCCAATGCAATGCTAACAGGTCCAATAAGAGCAACGGCCTCCTTCAGCGCAATTTGATTATTGGGAGGAACATCGGCGCACGCATTAACGGTAACAACTGGTTTGCAGCTTTGGCATGACCCACCGCTTTGGGTAACACCGCTAGTATAAGGATAAGACTCCTCTGAGCACATGCCAGTGTCAATCGCATATTGAAACGCGTTATCCATGAGTCCACCTTTGCATCCAAGATTGCCATATTTCTTGGAGCAGTCTACTAATTGTTGCTCGGAAATACTGATCATGTCATTGGTTCTAATGGCCCAAGCACCCTCCATAGCACCGCTGGCAGAGAAAGACCAGCAAGAACCGCATTGACCCTGATTTTTTACGGGTGTCACTGCACCATGCTCACGCCAATCCCAAGAATCGGGAACGATCGTTTCAGTTGGGGAATAGGCCTTGCAACTAGCCTTTTCTAATAAAAGACCGCTTCCATAGTCCGCTTTAAACTCCTCAGGAGTCAAATCAGTAAACTGATTGATACCCATTGTAAAATTTTTATGAGGCGACGAGTTGTGTTCAAAAATAGTCTTTACGTTCTCTCTGAAAATATCAAAACGCATTTCTAACGCTTCCAAAGACTCATACTTCTTCTCAAACTTTTTGAGAAACCCCGTAAACTCAGACCACTCATCGCTGCGATTTAAAAAATCCATAGAAGAAATCATTGATACACCAAATGCAACAATGATAAAAAGATTCTTAACTATCATCATTCTTTATATAATATATTTACAAAATGTTTTTAATATAATTGCAATTACACATTGAATGTATTTCAAGCAAAATACTTTGCCATAAATTCGTCTGGAGTCATGATTGGAATTCCCAGCTTCCTTGCGTCAGCGGCTTTTCCCGTGTCTTCGTCTGCACTCTTCGCAATTACAGCAACAGTATTTTTACTAACAGATGAACCTAAATTTGCTCCCACTGTTTTCAAAGATTCTGTAACTTTTGCATCGCGAATGCCTGTCATAACAACCGACTTTTTATATAATGGATGACTTGTGTCCGCGACTACTGCGACTTTACCATTCAACTTGCCTTGCAAACCACACTCATTGATGAATTTTACAAAGTCTGAAATCTTTTCAACGAAGGCCTCGGCAGTTTTTGAAGCCATGCCTTTCACCTTGGAAATCTTTTTGATTTTATCTGCATTAGAGTCACTAGAAACAAGAATATCCGGATAGGTTTCCAAAACAAGTTCAATGCGTTTTTCACTAAATCCTCTACCAAATACGTTGGAAGCTGACATTAAAGTTACTAGAGATGCGGCGTCCACCTTATTCTTAATTCCATCCACAAATTTCTGAGCAAGTGTTTTGAATCCAGCCTTTTCAAAATCGGCTTTTGTCATGCGAATAATTGCCGGCACGGTTTCATACCCAGCAGCAATAATACGGGCGATATTTCCGCTACTCAATCCTTCCACTCCAACTCCTCTGAAGAATCCTGTAACATTTTTCTCCCTAACGGTTTCATCTGATCCAACGTCTTCCAACATAATATCTACGTGAGTGTCATTCCACTTATAAGGAACATTTGGCATTTTGGCCTGCTCAGCGGGTGTTGTTACGCTGCGAATGTGTGGAATAACGTCACCACTTCTAATGATTTGAATTAGCGCACCAACACCAATTTTATTCTGTTCAATAAACGCCCCATTAAATCCAGTAGCGTATTCAATTTTGACGCCGCCTAGCTGTATAGGCTCAATTTGAACACGAGGTTTCAAATATCCATCTTTGCTAGGTGTCCATAAAACATCAACCACCTTTGCCTCTGCAATTTGGTCTGATAAAACCATTTTGAACGCGAAAGAATGGTCAGGATTTCCGCCTTTTCTGCTATAAACCTTGTCATCTGTAACAATTACGCCATCAATCTCATATAAATAATCGGCGCGCCACTTAATAAGAATCTCAGATAACAACTCATTCGTCAAGTCTCCTGACATTACTTCGCGATTCAAAACCGTTTCAAACCCCTTTTCCATCAAGGTCTGCATTTGCGCGGAAGGTTTAAGCTCAGGAACAATAACTTCGTACGCAACAAAGTGCAAATCGTGAACTTTTTCATCAATAGTTTGGCGATTCACAAGACCAGCAACAAGATTTCTGGGGTTAGCAAATTTGTCCGAGTATTTATCGTGGAACACGGGTTTTGGTATAACAAATTCTCCGCGAACTACAATTCCAGATGTCTTGGGTAACTTCAAATAGGGGATCAAATGGCTAATGTCTTGGCCGACTTTTCCATTACCGCGAGTATATAATTTTTGCACACCGCTTTCAGTAGAATACATTCCGCTTACACCATCCAACTTGCACGACAACACATATGGACCGGAGTATTTGTTCTTCCATGCAACAAGAGCTCCAGTGTCGGGTTTTATCTTATCCATTGAAGCCATCTCATATGGCAAGGTGACCTTGTTCTTCTCAATGATTGGCGCACCTACTTCTAGTAATGCAGAGCTGCTAGGAAACTTCTTCTCCAAGAATTCCTTCATAATATCGTATTCATTGTCGGTCATAACGGGCGTCTTGTTAAAATGGAAAGCCTTATTTGCTTCGGCAATCATTGAAGACAATTGTGGTTCAGAAAGAGATTCTAATGCGCCGATGCCATTCTTCCTAAAATTATTTATCAATTGAATGGCTTCAGGGTTTTCATCCAAGACCGCGGCTTGTTTTGCAAAATCGTCTCCTTCATGCAGAAGGACGAATTTCTTTGGCACCTTTACAGTTTTTGTCTTCAAATCCTCTTGCAAAACTAATTTCTTTGGTTTCTTTAACGTTTTTGCCTTTGCCGATGACTGGATTTCCTCCTTCACCAATGTAGGCGCCACTTGGATCTTTCCAATATTTTCAGTCAATATCATAGACCTACCATCAATGCGTTCATGGGGTTCTTTATAGACCATTCCCAAAAATTCAAAGATATCTTGCTCAGAATTAAAAGTGTGCGCAACTTTTTCTCCTTTTATCGCCTTTTCACCCTTTTTCTTTTCCGTCATCTTTGTCATTTCATGCTCATTTAATGAGTAGCCGAGGGTCAAAGCTCGTGCCCTCATTACTGTGTTAAAAATCTTACTCCCAGTAAAATATAGCACTGAAAATGGATACTCTTCTGGGCTAGTATACAAGAAATCAACTCGTCTAGAAAATTCAGCGTTAGGTAACTTTGCAATAACAAGGCATTTGGTGTTGCCTCTTGACAACACTTCCAAAATAATTTTTTGTTTAATCAATTCGTCTACAAACTTTTTAAAAACGTCCCCAGTCTTTGACGTAATAATCATATCAATATCACCAGAACTTTTTGCACCGCGACGATAACTACCAACAATCTCAAAACGCGCTTCCGAGCCTGGACCAGCAACTTTATTAAAAACGTCTCTGAAAATAGAATCATATTGGTCTATCTCTTCGCGAGGAATGCGGTTTAAAATATCTTCATAGTATTTAAGTCCAACTTTTTGGGTGTCATTAAGAACCTCGTTTTGCTTCGCCCTCAACTGATCAATAGTAGTAATTCCTTGGTCCACTAATTCCTTGGCCTTTTTGGGTCCGACGCCATATATTTCTCCCAAAATATTAACTGGATTCTCCTTTTCTCTCTCTAAAATGCGAAGGGTTCCGGTCTTTACGTATTCATTCAACTTTTCCATAATTGTTTCTCCGATTCCTGGCTTGCCTTTTAATTGATCTGGACTCGTAATATCACCTGGGAATGACATTATAGTTTCCTGCGCTTTTTGATACGCGCGCGCGCGAAATGGCTCACCTTGCTTCAGCATAATACCTGAAAGCTTTTCCATGAGGTCAATAAATTGTTCATTCAATCTCCCGCTAGGTAAAACATCCTGAGGTTCTTTCTGCATTTCTACTTGTGGTCCCTTTAAATTCATTCCCAAATTTTTTTCAATTTTTTCTGCGGCTGGAATCAGTGATAGCATCTCAACCGGCGCGGCCTCAATGGCAGATAGATTTAAAATATTATCTGTTTTTTTTGCAGCACTTTCAAAGTTTTCCACAATGTTGAAAACAATTTTTTTCTTAGACGACTTTATCCTTCTCACATTTTTAACTTTTTTACCGCTTCCTGCTCTGTATTTTTTGTGTCTTAATTTGATAGTTTTTTTGTTTAATGACTTTTTTTTATACTTTCTTAGTGTGTTCTTCATGTAATATTTGAATATTATTTTTTATTATCTTTTACCTATTACCCAATCCTTTTAGAGGAAATAATTTATTTAAATCATTTGTGTTGCCCATTAAAGGAGAAATGTTAAAATTTGGATTTGTGTTTGCATTTGTATTTGTATTTGTAAACTGCAATTTTGTTGATTTTGAGTTTCTAATGCGTTGTATGCGTTGAACCTCTTTTATGTAATTTGCTATTTGAACTTGCCTATATTGTTCTTTTGTCAAAATGGGAACAGGTTGTATTTCTTGTTGATGCATGCTTTGGAATCTTTGGGATTGATTTGACTGAAAATTCTGATATTGTGGCGACTGTGTCGGAATAAATTTAGTTTGTTGTTGTTGTTGTTGTTGTTGTTGTTGTTGTTGTTGTTGTTGCTGAGGATTAAAATTGTTTGCTTTAACATTTTCAGCATTTACATTTCTTATTATTTGTAACTTTCCATCAACAACCTTCATGTTCAAAGAGGATAATATGTCGTCATACGTTACCTTTCTGGCTGGTTGTGGTTCAGGCACTGGAGGCGCTAAAGAACCGCGATTTTTATGAGCCATTGTTGTTATTCTTGGGATAGGCACACGAGAAGTTGTTACAGCAGGAGTAAAATGTCCATTATTATCTATAAACCCAACGTCTTCAACGTCGTCGTCTAAATTATCAATCTCTGTACAGTTAAACTCCATATATATTTATTTGGTTTGAAAAATAAATAAATAAACTCATAAGAGGGAAACAAAGGTTCACTAACACCTCTATCTATAAAATATTATAATGTTTATTCCATTTTTGCTAACGCGTTTTATTTTACTTGTTCTTTTTAATATTTTCGTAATAGCTTTTCCAAAATATATTATCAAATAAATCATCCATAAACACGACAAATCTTTCTACGAAAGCAGCTGGAACGGTTTCTTCTGGAACTTCATGTTCAATTAAAGGGATTGTTAACGTTTTAGTTTCATCTAAAAAACCAAGATACTTCATAATTAATTTCTACACTATAATTTTAATATATTTTTAATATAATGACGGCTTACATTAAAAACAAAGGCATTGCACAAACATATTTTCAAGACAGTCATCACAGAAAAAAGGCCAATGAAATTAAATGGAACGCAAAATATGACGGCAACCTTGCAAATATTAAGGTAGACGTTAATAACAACGGCAAGAAAGATAAATATCGCGTGCAACTTAATAATGAAGATTTAGCTAACATTTTAAGCGTTCCTTCGGTAAATCAACCATTAGAACAGCGACTCCAAAACGATTTTCTTAGTGACTACAATGAATGCGACAAACAAGATCCAGATGATTTTGTTATTCCTCAAATACTCCAAATGCAACAGTTGCCTCAACTAGAATTAAAACCAGAAACCAATTTATTCAGGGTTAATATTCCTGAATTGCCCAGTAAAAAACAACAACACTCGTCGCCATTTTCAAAACCATGTATGTATGAAAATGAGTTAACCCGTTTGCCTGATTTGACTTCTCTCTCTAAGCCACAATCGGATTTAGATCGTCACATTTCTACACCGAAAATTGAAATGGTATCTCCTATAAAAATGACACGCAGAGAAAAGCACGCTAGAATAAAGACACCTTCTCCTAAAACGATGCGAATTCATTACACAAGTCCCATTGGAAAAGGTGTAGGAAAAGGAAAAGGAACCAGACGCAAAAGACGGGCTCCAAAAAGGAAAAGTAGAGTCGCCAAGTTTTTTAGCAAGCTTTTTTAATAACTGGTTCCAAGACCACCTTATCATTATCTGATAAGGATCGTTCTCTCTTATTTTTGTTGTATTTTATGACTTTATCTTTTTCAATGGTAGTTAGGTAATATTGTGAGGCATATAGAAGATTACAGACGACTTCATCATCATAAATGCATTCAATATGCAAATCTTTCATTTTCTTTAATGTCTTCAAAAAATGTGCGCAATTAAAAGTTTCTTCATCGTTAAAGTTGATTACAATTATGCAATGGTTTCTAGGAATCCTACAGCGACCTTCCATTTCGTAAAGGTAGTAATAGTGATCGCAATTAGAATCCAACGCAAAATCGGTTATTTCTCTCTTGAGTTCCGAGATATTAGAATGTTTCAACATATTGAATGAGACCTCAATATTATACCCCATTATTATAGGGAAATATTTTTCTTTTTTAAAACAAAATACGTTTTATGTAGATGGTAAAAAACGTATTTCCAAATAGAAATACATGTTTTTATTAAGCTGACAATTTACATGATTTAGGAGTGTAAATGATGGGGTGTAGGGCTGGCGAAGCTGAAGACCTTGATTACCTACTAGTTTTAGATACCATTTTAAAAAGTTGGTATATAATAAATATGTCTTTCAAAAAATTTGGAGGGTTAAACTATTCAGCAAAAAATAATATTGTAGGTAATTTGTATTCATCAAGCACAAATTCAGGCACAGCCAACATAATAGGTCTGGAGAACTCAAAAATAACAAGCCAGAGCCACTTGGACATGAGCGCAAATTCTGTTATGCACCTTGGTAGCCTCTATTTTATGGATGGAACTATTCAAAGCACAGCTTACGCAAATAGCTCTGGAACTAAATCAACCTTTGATAACGGCATTATTGTTAATAATGGATCAATATTGAATGGTGGTGTAACTATAAATGGTGACGAAATTGTCAATGGCAATCTGAATGTAACTGGAACAATTTCTTTACAAGGTAAAGTTACAGCTTCAAATGGATTAACTGTTTCAAATGGATTAACTGTTTCAAATGGATTAACCGTTTTAAATGGATTGACTGTTTCAGATGGATTAACAAGCTCCAGTGGATTAAAAATATCAGAAGGAAACCTAATATTTTCAAATTGCAATGTATCAGTTTCAAATGGAAGTTTAACAGTTTCAAAAGGGTCAACAACTGTTCAAGATTTGACTGTAAAGGGACAACTTTCTATTACCGGACCATTAGAATTTGCATCGCTTAATTTATCAGATAGTTTGACGGTTGATAAAAACACTACATTAAAAGGAAATTTAAATTCAACTGGAAATAATGTGTTAGGAACAGCAACTATTAAAACCGCAACAATTGAAGAAGGTGGTTTAAATTCTACAGGAAAAACTACGTTAGGTGTAACAAATGTAAACGGAGAATTAACAACAAATACCGGTTTAACAACAATTGGTTCTGGCGGGTTAACTTCTCTGGATGGAAAGACTACATTAGGTATAACAGAAATTAAAATTACTCAAAATTCCACAACAACAATAACAGATACTGGTTTAATTGTAGAAAGTACAACTACTAATAAGCCCGGAAGTTTAATTGTTTCATCGGGATATATTTACGCAAATGGTGGCGGCATTTTGTCAACATATACCGATACCCTAGCTCAGTCACCTTTTAATCTTTTAACAGGATCAACCCCCCAATACATAAGTTTTGGATCCGATTTGGGTAGAATTACAATTTCAAGCAACCTGTCGGCAGTTGATTCAAAAACTGGCGCGTTAGTAGTTAAAGGAGGTGTTGGAATACAGGGCGACTTTTATAATGTTTCTGCAACTTCGGGTAGCAAAGTAACTGCAAATTTTGATAATCTTGTTGTTAATGGAAATCTTACTTTTAATAAAGGTTCAACATTAACAGTCAACGATTTGATTGTAGAAGGTGAGTTGAAAATTTTGGGTAATTTTATTTTTAATAAGAATTTATATGTGGGTGAAACATTAACAGTAAAAGGCGCGTCATATTTAAATGGTGGTATAAACGTTGGCCCTAGTTCTGAGCAAGTATTTTCAGTAGACGAAACTGGCAATACTGAAATAGGAGTTAAATCTGGTATAAACACAAAACTAAATGTAAATGGCAAAATTTTATGTTCTAGTGGGTTAACTGTTTCATCTGGACAAACAAATTTAATGCAAACAATGGCAACTACAGTTTCAGTTACAAAATCATTATTTATTAATGGTAAAAATATAAATCAGATATATCAACCAATCGCACAAATGCAATTGTATTCATTATTAAATAGTCCCACTTTCAGTGGAACACCAAAAGCGCCGACGGCCGCTGTTGGAACAACCGGGGATCAGATAGCTACTTGCAACTTTGTTTTAAACAATAGCGGTTCGTCCATTTTATCAACGGATAACACTTTTACAGGAACCAACACGTTTAATAAAAATGTAACTATCAACACGGAAAATTTTATGGTAAGTCAAGGAATTATTAGTGGTCCATCAAATGCGGAGTGTCAATTATTTCATACTTTTCCAACCACAAAAGTATCAATTGCAAATTTTGCAAACGAAATTGGAATTGGTTGTGGTGGTCTTGATTCAGGGTCTCAAATTATTAGAATTGGATTCAATGGTGTTCCAAACCAAACATTAAACATAGGTTCAACAAGTTCCTCAACCATTCAAACTATAAATATTGGTGGTGCTGGTGGCAGTAACCTTGGAGGAGAATGCGTAGTTAACATTGGAAACACTTCTTATAATAATTCAACTATTAATATTTGCGGAACGTGCACGGCATCATCCTTCATTTCTAGGTCAGATTACCGCATTAAAGAGAACGTCAAAAATTTAGACGATGAAGTCAACGTAGACAAGTTAAGACCAGTTACATACACAAACAAGAATACACAAAAACAAGATATTGGTTTTATTGCACATGAAGTCCAAGAGGAATTCCCTCATTTAGTGTCCGGCGAAAAGGATGGGGAACAAATGCAATCGCTCAACTACATCGGATTAATCGGTGTTTTAGTAAAAGAAATTCAGGAACTAAAAAAACGTGTCAGCATCCTGGAAAATAAATGATAGTATAATATAAAAAATGAGCAATACAGGTTTTACTGTTACTGTGCACGGTGATTTATCAAAAATTTTTAAAGCTAGAACATCTGCAGCAGGATTAGCTACACATTTTATAGCGTCAGATTCTAGAGATTTAAACGACTGGTTTGAATTGTCAACATCTGGTTCAGACCAAATAACATACGATACAACTTATATTTGTGGCGCATATGGCGATTTGAAAAATGCATTTATGGACATAAATTATAACCCAACTCCTTACACAGCGACTGGCACTTATAGTAAAATAAATGTTGGCAATGATTATGCAATTCAATTTACAGGAACTTCCGGAACAATAAATTTTAACATTGGCGGAATATATGTAAATTATTTGGTAATTGGTGGAGGAGGAGCTGGCGAAGGTAAAAGTACTATTGTTACGTCGAGTATTAAAAAAAAAGGTGGGGGTGGAGCTAGTGAAACAAATGGAAACTTTACATGCGTTCAGAACTCAGATTATACAATATCAGTTGGAACCGGAGGAGTTGGTGGAGAAATTGACTCTGGTTTACCTGGAAATGGAAGTTCAATAACAAATAATAGTCAAAGCATAAATATAACAGCAAATGGAGGAGGTGGAGGGAGTGGTCACGCCGGAAATAATGACACCACATATCCAATAAATTATAACTCAATAACATTGACATATTCTTATGGAAATCCAGGATTTGATGGAGGCGATGTAATTAGTAATTCTAGCACTCGGGGAGCCGGAGGAGGTGTAAATGCTGGCGCTGGCTCTGGGCTTAATGGCGGTAAAGGAGGTAGCAAAGACGTTGTGCAAACATTTGCAAATAACGCAACAATGAGTTTTGGTAACGGCGGAGGGGCTTGCGGTTTTAATCATAACCCAATAGCAAGCGATGGAAATGGTGGAAGCGGTTCTCAAGGAGTTGTTGTATTATGGTTTACATATCCACCTATCTATACAACAACTGGCACTTTTCAAGAACTGAAAATTGGAAATACTTGGGTTGTTCAATTTACAGATTCTGGTACTATTACTTTTAATATTCCTAATATATCTGTAAATTATTTATTAATTGGATCAGGGGGTAGCGGAGGCAATGGAGGCCGTAGCGCACTCCAGAATAACGGTGGCGGTGGTGGGGGTGGTGGGGGTGGTTTATATACCTCATCCCAACCATTTACTCCAAATAAATCACAGTCTTATCCTATTTCTGTTTCTACTTCATTAAACTCTTCTAGCAGTTTTAATAATTCAACCGTTGGCAATGGGTCAAATGGAAATACTGGTGCTGGTGCTGGTGGTACTGGTGCCGGCGGTAGTGGTGGTACTGGGAGTCAACCCGGTGCCGTTGGTGGTCAAGGTGGTTCTCCTAATAATGGCGATAGTGGTGGAGCTGGTGGTAATAATGTTCCACCACATCGCGTAAGCGTTGGTAATATAAGTTTAAATTACGCGGTAGGTACTGGAGGTGGTGGCGGAGGCGGCGCATTTAACGGAACTGGAGGTGTTGGTGGTTATAATGATACTGTTGCCAGCGGTGCTGACGGCGGGGCTGGTGGTGGTTTTGATAATGGCGATGATGGTAATCCTCCAAATCCAAATAACATTACTAATCCTATTAATAACAACACTACATTTTATTTTGGAAATGGTGGTGGAGGCGGAGGTGGTTGTAGTGCCGGTGATGGTGGTTCTGGTGTTTCAGGTTCCCCTGGTTGCGTAGTAATATGGTTCCAATATCCATAAACCCATAAATCTGCAAACCCAAAAAAATAAAAATTGATTATAAAAACTACTTCTATAATCAATACAACAATACAAGACAGGAATGGACCTTCTAAAACCAATTCTCTCAAATTACAATTCTCACCCAAAAGACCAGAATCTTGTCTTTGATGAGCCGACGCATAAATACACTATTATTACTGATCCGGATTCCAGTTATACCAGCGTTACCACCATTAATCACAGTCATTTCCCCCATTTTGACGCCGATGTCGTGATTAAAAACATGATGAAAGGTAGGAACTGGAGTCCTCAGAATAAATATTGGGGATTAAATCCAGAAGAAATCAAGGCACAATGGAAGCATAATGCAGACTCCGTTTCAGGTGCAGGAACTGATCTCCATTTTAATATTGAGTGTTTTATGAACCAAGAGTTGCCTAGCGGATACACTCATAAAGAGCTCCTAGAAAATTATGAGGCCTACCTAGCAGCAGGAAACGCGCCACCCAACGTCTCCGAAGAGTGGGACTTCTTCTTGCAATACATTAGAGCAACACCCAGTTACAAGCCATATCGCACGGAGTGGATGATTTATCACGAAGATCTAAAAGTTGCCGGCTCTATTGACATGGTTTATGAAAATCCTGATGGAACCTTATCCATTTATGATTGGAAACGATCAAAAGACATTTCAAAGGCAAATGGATTCAACAAGTATGCAATTACCAAGGAAATAGAACATTTACCTGACACAAATTTCTGGCATTATTCTCTCCAACTTAATACATATAAAGCCATTTTGCAAGAGAAATACGGAAAAATAATCAAAGACTTGTATCTAGTCAGGTTGCATCCCAATAATCCGAGAAAGACATTTGAAATCATCAAATGCGCAAATTTGGATAAGGAACTTGCAGATTTATTCGCGCTGAGACAAAGGCAGATAGGAGAAAGAATTAACAAAGACGTTTAAACCGCTGAAGATTTAAAATGGGACAATTTTAACTCGTTTCACGTTATATAATTCAAGGTTTTCTAAACAATAAATTAAATAAAAAAGAGGTGTGTAAAAAATAAGGTAGTATAAAAAAAAATTGAAATACTTTTTATCAAAAATGGTTTAGATAAAAAAAACCCCCTGTCGGAAAGAGTTGTTCATTTCCTAACATGACGCAGAAACTGATTGACTATTCGTGCTGTAGGCACCAGCACGGATGCCCCCTTATTTGGAGCCCGTTCTCGTCTGAAAAAGACGGGAGAAAACACGCCGCGTGGGAGATTTTCGCCCAGCACTATTTCACTGAAACCACAACAAAAACAATCTATCCCAAGTTTTCTTGGGTAAAAGCAGGGGATAAACCGGTGGACTTTGGGTGGGCCGACCAAGGGATCAGGGGGAAATTTGTAAAGTACCAAATATTTCGCGACCCATGTCAACTATGCGGGGTCATTTTCGGAAAACGAACCAAAGAGGTTACGTCCAAAATCAGAAAAAGAACTATACATAAAAAACAACTTGATGTCATTGAAGGTTAGCCGGTTACGTATATTTACACCATTGAACATTATAAACCGCCCGTTGGTGTATAAATTGATACATTTGTGTTCTAATGTTTTTTTTATTTTCCGTAAAATGATAATCTAAATTCTCCATAGAAAATTATTCAAAATCGTCCCATTTTAAATCTTCAATGGTGTAAAACACATCTAATATTTTAATAAACATTATATCCAAATGGTGTAAAATCGTCTTTATATTTGTCATAAACCATTTTTCTCATTTCATCCGTCCAAATTACATCAATTATTTTATCTGTAAGTGATTTATTTTCATAAACTAATTTGTCGCATTTGATGTCATGCATCTTACAAAAATTGCACCAATCTAAATCTAACGTTTCGTATCTTAAAATGTGAATACTTTCATCTAGCTTACCAGTTTTATTGCACAAAAATGATACCTGCGTCGTTGTATGTCTATTATTAAACTTAGCCGACTTGCTGTTTATTATAAACTTTTTAAGAAACTCTTCAAAACTAAGATGTTTATAAAATTGCATATATTTATAAAGTGAAATAAGCCTATTTTATGGATGCCTTACTACTGTAAATGTAATAGGGTTGTTTTTAGAAATATTTGCTTTATAATCTAACATAGTTTTATGATAAAATTTAATAAAAAATGAAGACATATTATATCCTATTTTATTTTCATATATTTTTTTTGCAACAAATATATCCATAAATGATGGCGTTTTGCTCATCTTAATTAACTTTTTTATACCGCTTGACAATTCATCTCCATAATATTGCCAAATAGATTCTTCAATTGAAGTTCCTGCATTTTTTGGAATGTGAATAAATATCATATTTATTTTTTTAAAATACATTTGTTTTGTTTTATATTATATAAATATAAAATTTAAAAATAACACAATCATGATATATATATATATATGAACGAAGAAAGTCTAAAAGCAATAGAATACGCATCAACAGAGAAAGAATGTTGTTATATGAGCGAAAAACCGCTTTCTATTCCGGATACACCCAATTTTGTTATTGCATTTTCATTTTTTATGTTTTTAATTTTTTTACATCATATATTAGATACAAAAGGCACTTATCTGAATTATTTTGCTGATAAAATTAAAACAACGATTGCTGATAATTTGAATTTGTATTTTTACAATGAAAACAGTGTAGAAGAATTGGAAAAGGAAAATGAAAATAAGATTGTAGATGAAGACCCAAATATACCAAAACCATATGAGTACAAATATTTGGATGAAGTTAAAAAACTGGCAAATGAGATTGTATTCACTGAATTAGAATTAAAACAAGAATTAGAACAACGAGCAACCATTCGCAGTAATATGGAGAATAAGCTCAGTTCAGATAAGACCTATGTGGAAACACTATTGGCATATTTTGAAAAACGTTTAGAAAAGCTTAACGCCGAGAAGGCATACAAAAAGGAAGAAAAAAAGGAAAAAGAAGAAGGAGAAGACGACGAAGACTTTGAAGACGAAGACTTTGAGGACGAAGAAACCGAAGAAGAAAAGAATGAAAGAAATGAGCAAGCAATTGCCAGTATCCAAAACGATCAAAGGCTCTATAAAAAGGCACAGGTATTACTAGAAACAAAAACCATAGACGAAGAAGAAATTAATAAGCTTGCTAGAGAATTTATTCTGAAGGAACGTTTAGACAATTTGAAAAACTGCATTGTTATGGAAAAAACCCCAATAGGAAATGCGATTATGTTTTATAATAATACCAAATCTTCGTTTGAATATTACAGCGATAGCACATTGCCTTATCGCTATTTAGAAGTTATCGCAAGAAAATACATTATTACTTATAAATGCAAACAAATTTTTGTAGATATGGAACAGGAAATAAAGGAAGCTGAGAAAAAGTTGGAAGAGAAAAAGAAAAAAGCGGAAGATGAAAAGCAAAAACAAGAAGAAGAAAAAATTAGCGGAAACCCTTCAACAAAACCCGAAAAACCAGCAAAAAATGTTTTTGCAAAATTTAAAAATTACAATAAGGACAATAGCATAAAGGTTGCCGCCGTTCCGCTAGATCGTCCATCAAGCGCAAAACAAACAAAGCCTCAAGAAGAAAAGGTGATAAAAGAAAATGCGAATAGATTTTCTTTTGAGGGAAAACTTGCTAATTTTAATTTTTTAAAGAAGATAGATAGAAAGGTTGTTGATAAAAGATACGCAGTGAGTTTTGCTGAATTTAAGAAAATGCAGAAAACCCAATAAAAAATAACCTAATCATAATATAACATGACAGTAAAAACAAGAAGAAACCGCACAAAGAGAGGAGGAACCGTAAATGCTACACAAAAAAATCAATTAAATGGAGACAATGAGAGAAAAAGTTTATTTGCAGCAGTTGGAACTGCCGCAGCAAACGCTTTTAAAGGAACTGTAAATTTCTTAGAGGATAAAGGGGCGAGGATGCTTGGATTCAAACGTATAAACCAAGACGAAGAAGCTAAGCAAGAACCATCTGAAATGACGCAAAAAGCATCAGAATTGGCTTCAACTGCGTCAAATATTGCATCAGGTGTAGCAAGTAAGGCGAATCAAGTTGGTTCACTCATTATTGGTGAGTTAAATAAAAAATTGGATAGTGAGGAAGTAAAAGGAACAATAACGCAAGCTATTGGAAATACCGTGGAAATAGCAAAAGATATTGTTGAAAATGCAAATGAAAAACTAAATAATCCCGAGTTTGTGGGAGAAGTTGCAGAAGCAACAAAAAATGTTTCAAATACTGCCGCAACTGTTATAGAAGCAGCAGAGCCGGCGATAAATCAAGTTATAGACCAAACCTCAGAAATAGGTGAAAAAATGTTTTCAAAAGTGGGAGACTCGGTAGTGAACGTTGCGTTGAATACTGCAGAAGCTATTCCAGGTGTTGGTGCTGGAATTGGCCTTATAAGAGATATAGATAAGGCGGCAACTGCAGGAGAAGCCATTGTAGAAGCGGGAATGAAAACCGCTACTACATTTGCAGATGGCATAGCAAAAACGGAAGACGCTCTCAAGAAAAAAATGGAAGAGACAAAGAACATTGCAACAAGAACAAGCCAAGGTATAAACGCATTTAATGCAGTTGACAAAGTTATTCCAGTTTCAAAGATGACCACAAGCTTGAAACGTGGTGGATCGTCAAGAAAATTCAAAAGAATAAGAAAGAAATTGTCTCGCAAATTGCGGTTCCGCTAAGCATGGAACCCTCCTTTTTATTTTGATTGTTCTTTTTTCCAAGTTATATATCCGATGCTTTTTAAAACGTTAAAAGAAGTTCCTAGATGCTCTTTTGCAATAAAGTATGCTATGCGTTCTTTATCACCAAGTTGCTCCAAATATTTCAAAATGGACTCTTGGACGTCCTGAGGATATTTTGAAAAGTCTTCGTCTGACATTGTGTTTGCTTTAATAATAATAAACTTGCATTATTATTAAGTCAATTTTTTTCTTTATTTTTTTTAACCAGAATAAGTGATGAAGCATAGAATCTTATTATCATTGATTTTCACCTGACTTTGGTTCATCATTTTTGTTAAACTAGTGTCAATTTTATAGCCATTAGACAATAAAAAAGAAAATAAATCAGGGATTTCATCGTCACTCATAAGACCGCAACAACCACCTCTAAGAGAAAGCAATGCGAGCGCGCAGCTATTTTTTGAGCAACAGGGTCCTGGGGAATTAAATGGAGATAATGGTGGCATTTGCAATCGTCTAACTATTTTACCAAGAGGTCCTTCTGGAGGTAAATTTATTACAATAATATTTTTGTAACATTGATTGAACGTGTCTAAAAATACGCGCGTTGACAGCGTGTAACTTTTTGGGTAATTCATATAACTGTTATAATATAAATATATTTGTTTCTGTTTTTTGATTTATTTGGAATACTAAAAAAATTGAAATGAAAAATAAAAAGAAATAATTGGTAAACTTATAATACAAGACGAATGAAGATAGATGCTGCAAGAGGAACAAATCGTGTTTTTATCAACTACAAGTCTGATAATATTAATAGCGATGATGGAATGCTTCTTTTTAGAGATAGAGTACACAATGAATGCACTTTGGATAAAAGCGAATCTGAAAACACAAATGACAGAGAAGAAAAATTTAATTGCAATGATATAAACGCTTTTATTTATAGGTTTAAATTTACTCAAAACTTCATGGATGAGTTGTATAAGTTTTCAAAGATTCATCAGTATGACGACAGAAAATCGTTTAAAGAAGCTTGGGAAACTTGGACAGACGAACAGGAAGAGTTGATTGAAGACGAGATTTCCAGGTTGGACAAGCTAGGTTATGATGGTGACGTCCCGGACAAGATGTTCAAGAGCGCGCGTTATTATTTCAGAAAGAAGGGCACGTCAAAGCCTGAGCCCAAGGAACGCAAGAAATATGTAGGCGTTCACAAGGATCTTCTAGATGCAATGGACTTGCATATCTTTAATGGAAGAAACTCTCCAGATTATAAACCATCTGACGGATTTGTAGATTTCTGTAAAACAAACACAAAAGATTTGAAGGATGAAATTGCAAGACTGCTGGAAAACAACTTGGATTCATCGGAAATCATGAGTAAAATAAAAAAGACTTACAAAAATAGATATTTTATATCAATAACGAAATAAATACCTTGCAATAATTATATTATAAAATTGCTCAATGTTACTAGGTCCATATTTGCAAGAACCAATAAAAACACATAAAAATTTAGTAAAACCTTACAAAAAAAATACAAGTTCAATAACAAAGACGAGTTTTTTCTCTCTCAATGAGATTCAAATATCGCAAAGAATATTACAGATTCCTAATTATTCAAGGTATTTTTCTCCAGTTCTAAAGAATTCCTTTGTAAATTTTGCTGAAATAGACGATGAAAATTTTGAAAGATATAAAAAGATTGGTGAAGAAAATTCGTATATTCTAATAACACGTTTAAATGTTCCAGGAAGCAGGTCATTTTACGAGGTTTTTTATGCGAATCGTAAGAAATCAGTAGAAACCGGGGAGAACATAATAAAGATCAAGATTACAGATAAAACAAACAATCTGATAAAAACAAATAAAATGGATAAAATAAATACAGTAAAAGATAGAAAAGAGTTTTTGAAATTAATAAATAGCTATAAACACTTGCTGGAAGGTGCAAATCTATTAAATAATGGGAATATTGTAAATATAAATTTTCATCCATCAACACTAGTTTTCAGGGATAATTTACCAGTAATTGAAAGACTTGATGAATGTTTCCATTTTCCAACGATAAACGAAGAGAGAAAAAGTTATCTATTTTCCGATTATCAGGCAAAAAATATGTTTTTACCATTAGAAGCACATGTAATTTGTTTTTTAATAGATAATAAATTGGATAGCCTGTCCTTTTCAAGTATTGAAGAGATCTGCGAAGATTGCCGGTGTCGCATCGCGTCTTTAAGTTGCTTTTCAAACGCTTTTCTAGATAAATATAAAGAAACCGCCCATTTCTCTCTTCAAGCCTTGTCTAATAAGCCCAAAAATGAAATAATTCATGAAATGTTACAAAAATGTACCACTTGGAACAATTATGGAATAAGCATACTTTTTTTGGTTTTATTGAGAGATATTTTCAAAGGACGTGAAGGATTCCCTCAGAATTCATTCTTTTCTCAGTTCTCCCAGATTCTGGTTCAAGGTATTCATCCAATTCCCGATAAACGCCCAAGTATTTTGCAAAACATATCATTATTCAATGATATATTGTATAATACTAGTGTGGAAAATTATGATAAACTTCTCTCTTTATTTGCGAGCCTTTCTGGTCTTCTTTGACTTCTTTCCGCTCTTTTTGGACTTCTTTGCGCTTTTCTTGGACTTTTTGGATTTCTTTGTGCCTCTAGCCTTTCCTTTGGTCTCTGTCGCAGAGCCGCTGCTTGTCTCTTCGGGAGTTGTCTCTCCAGACGTTGTCATTTCTTTGGTTGAAGAGGTGTTCTTTGAAGAAGAGGAGTGATACACTTTCTTTGCATCAGACATGGCTTGTTTATAGGAATAATCTTTGTCCTTTCCACGTCCAGTGTCAAAAGTCTTTTTCACTAATGCCATCCATGTGTTTGCCATTGTTATACATTTTATTGAGAAAAGAAATCAACGCGACTAAATAAAGTAAACAATAATAATTAAAATAATCATAAACTGAATAAAAATGGACAATAATAAAAAATTGATAATAAGTATTAATTAAATATTTATCTCAACAAAAGAAAACAATTATGTCCGCCAACGCATCCAAGTTTACATTTACAAGGTATTTATATATCAAGGATGAAGTGCACATCGCGCTTCTTGTAAGTATTCTTAATAAAAGCGAAAAAAGTTTGTTTTGGGCTTATGAATTATATTATTCCGGTTTTGACAAAGAGTTATTCGGTCTTTTATGGAAAATTTATTTTGACTTTTATTACACTCTCAACCCAGGATTTTATAAGTATTTTATTAAAAAACAAAAAGAATGGAGTAAAGCCGAAGACTCTTTTGAAAAGCACAAGACTATTGGTGTCATTGTGAATAATCTATCAATGCGACCTCATAACACGGATGTCTTCTTGTTAAGATACATTGTGAGCAATTTTGATATTGAAACTGAAACCAATTCCGATGTGCAAGTAACCGAGTGGCTAGATCAAAAAAACTACCTTAATATTGCAGATTATATATTTAATAAATGTGTATCTACAGTAGAGTTAAACACCGCACTACAACAAATCACTAATTATTTCAAAGAAAGAAATGTAAAGGTTGATGAGAGCAAGAAAAACGTTGGATTACACCAAAAACATCTTGCGATTGCAAATGTTATGTTAATGTTCTCTCTTTCACAAAAACTGGTTATGGGGAAAAATCTGTATCTCATTGTGGAAGACGAAGAAATTAAGAAACATGATACTATGGAATCCGACTATGATAAAAGTTTCTATCCATACAAAATTCTACCACTAGTAACTTTGCATGGAATTGATGAGGAAAACTATCTCTCATTGTTTGAATTGCAGAGGGAGAAAATGAATGTAAAGGATGCATACTATTACCATTGGGACTATTATGCTTTCAGGTCGCCTTTGTGGAAATCGCGTGTTGAAGCTTTCAACGGTTGTGCAAATCATGAAACAAAGCGATTAGATTTTCCAGACGACGATTACTTTGAAGACTTTTATAACAAGTATAATTACGAACCAGATGAACAGAAAACAGAAACACAAAATAAAAATATTCAACCAATAATGCAAGGGAGAACTTGGGTACAATTTTACGAACAACATAAAAAAAATGGGTTATATATTCCTGACGAAGATTATCTTGATGAATTTGACAAGGTAAACTATTAAATGACTTTGATGCTTTTACAATCTTCCGGAATAAAAACCATTCCAAGAGTATTTGTCTTCTGAATATTTTTCACGCGTGTAAATACAATTGGTAAACTTTTTTCTTTAGGATATGAGTGTTTTTTACACAACACAGCGCCTTGGCTAATAATATATTTTAGATTTTTTCTATCAAAATTATCAGGAACTGTCGCAATAACGTGGCAAGATTTTTTATTGTCAACATGAAACCAAATGTCATTTGAATATGCTGCGTCAATAATCTGGTCGTTCTCATCAGCATTTTGACCAATAGTAAAGGTGATATCGCACCTAAGGCTTGGGATGGAAATAACTTCAGTTTTCATATTTGAAATGTCTATATGTAATTAATGGGAGAAAAAAGGAGTCAATTTTATTTCTGATATTTATTAAATACAATATTATTAATTTTTGTTTTATTCCTGTATAAAATAAAAATTGAAAAGCAAATAAGCCAAAATAATAATTCAACAAATATAAGACAAGATGGTGAAAAACACAAAAGGTGGTTCTGGTCATAAATCTCAGGCTCGCAAATTTGCTTCTGTAAGCATAAAAACGGCAAATAAGGCAACGCGATTTTCGCAAGATGAATTTGAATATTATGCTCAAGTTGTCGCCACGTTGGGCAACGGAATGTGTCACGTCGCATGTAAAGATGGAAAGAAGCGTCTTTGTCACATTCGCGGCAAGTTTCGCGGAAGAGGTATGCGCGATAATATGGTAAAAAATGGCGTGTGGGTTCTAGTTGGTGGTCGCGATTTTGAGGCCGAGCGAACAAAGGATGACAAAAAGTTGGAAAATTGCGACCTTCTTGAGGTTTATAGCGATTTAGATAAAGAGCGTCTAAAAACTCTTGGAGGATTCAGCGATTTTATTACAAGAGATCACACATTTACGAATACAGCTGGACAAGCCGACGACGAGCTTGAATTTACAGACAATGCAACGGAGGATGAATATTTCAATCTTATGAAGCAAAATGTTCCCGAACGGGATATTAATTCGTCATCACCAACCGCAATTGTTGAAGACGATGAAGTCAACGTGGACGACATTTAATCTAAATCGTTATTAGACAAATCTTCAACAATATCAAAATTTATTGGGTAAATTTCAACGTTAGATATACTTTGATTGGATGAAATAATATTATTACTAAATTGATTTCCCAACACATTACCGTTAATAAAATTAAAAAAAACATTGTTATTTATTTGTTCTATTTGATCATACTCATAATTATTATAATTTTCATTATTTTCTTCAATGGTTTCCTCTTCTGTTGTTTCCCTCACATTTTTTTCCATAGAGTCAAATTTATATCGGCAAACCGGGCATTCGCAACCATCTTCCGTAAGCCACTTCATAATCGGATCAACAAAAAAACAATGGTTGCATGGTAACTGAATAATGTCATCATCTTCTTTGAATGAATCGCACAATATTGAACATTTTAAATTATTTTCAATATCTTTTGCATCTCTAAATTTTATTGGTGTAAGTGTGCTTTTTACTTCATCAGTTATAACGCATCTTATAGGATTTCTCTCATATAAACTTGCTTGCAACGCTCTTTGGGATGGCGACCTTGGAAAAACTGGAAAATACACTTCATTTGTTATAATGTCGTTTAGTAACAATCTAACTATATTATTGAACTCGCTGAAATCTTCATTCTCCATATACATATATCAATAGAAAATATTTAAACCTGTTTAAATATTTTGTATTTTATACTTACCTCCGTTCCACTTACACCCGTTGTACTTACCCTTTTTTTTATTTTTTTTTTTGATTGCGATCTCCTGTAAATATATATAACGTTACTACGCTTGGCAAAGACGCAAATTGAAGACAGAAATCTATAAAGTCGCTGTTAGGAGATAGTAGTATATTATGGGTTTTCTTTAAACTGTTATTTTGAAATGCTATTTAATAAATAAAATATAAGTGCTTAGAGGGTATTGCAGTATAAATGTATACCCAAGACCAGTAATTGAACACACAATGAGCAACAATATATTTAAGACTGACAGAAAATCAAACAATAGAAACAACGACCGTCATTATTTATCAAATAGTTTCAGATCTACAAGAGAACCAGTTGTTAAAAAGTTTGAAATTAAAGATGAGGATTTTCCAGAACTATGTGTAGAAGGTCAAAATAAGAAAGAAAATGTTCTACAATACAAGAACGCAACATTGAAGAGCAATGAAGTTGAAGAGGAGCAAACCAATAATTTGAATTTGAAACCAGGTTGGAGTAGAATTTATTACGATAAAAATAGAAAATTGGTTATTGAAAAATACAGTCATTATTGTGATGAAGATTTTCACACTTGCGCGCAAAGGGTCATTCAAACTCTTATAGACAAATGGGAAAATGAAAGAATTAATTATAATAATTTGTATGGAGAAGGCGAATACGAGAGGATATATTATATGCCAAAAAGAGAAAGTGACAATTATTATGAACATGAGTCTGACGACGAAGATTATTTCGTGGAAGAGGCCACCAAGGACGAATACGACGACGACCCACAATACTATGATTTATATTAGTATTAGTAAAACACGTTAAAAATTATATTGAATTATATGCGCATAATTCAATATGAGCTTAGATGCAGAAATATTAGATAAAATGGATTTAGACACAAACTGGATAGAAGAATTTGAATCAGTGGACAACAATTACAAAAAATTTTACACTGAAGACATAGCGCATATAAAATTTCACTATGTTTACGTTAATAAAGAAAACAATATTAATAAAGTAAAAGAAGAAACCGTATTATTAAGAACACCAAATTATATTTCAAGAGAAGAATTAATTGGAATACTTAAAAGGAACAATAAACTGTCTGATACAAATTACACAGTTTTATCCATATTGAAATACAACATTGACATTGAACCGACTGACGTGGTGCATTATGTCAAGAGTAATGCTGAACAAGACGATGCGCACGACTTTTTAAAATCAGTTAAAAATATTGACGCGATTCCATTAAATAGATCCATATCAATGTTTCAAGATTTGAATAACATTACAATTATTTTTTATGAGAAATCAATAAATGACGATCGCTGTCTGAACAATTATACAAAGCGAATTTATATTAAGACCATTCGTGCTAACAAACGTAGAACATATCGCAAAACGGCTTAAAGAAGAAGCCACATTATAAAGTACCATGGCAGCACTCGTGAACGCTCTTGACTCTTATACTCCTATGCAGGTCGGTGAAAATGGTCACACCGAATATGCGTGGTCCAATGATTTACAGGAAAAAATTCTTCAAATGAGTTTTCAATTTACTCGGTGTGATTCGGCTAAAGTTGAATTGCACGCGCAAACGCTCAGGCAGCTTTTGCGTAATCTTACTGCGAGTAAGGATATCTCAAGAGAAAAGTTTGTAGAGTTAATGACGGTAGCATATAAAATGGTCGGTCACACACGTGACATTATTGACGGAAAGGGGGAGTATGCCCTTGCATATATGCAGATTCTGGTTTGGAATGACTTCTATCCAGAGCTTGCTCGTTTTGTTTTGACTAAATTCGTGTCATCTGAGGGCCATCCTTATGGGTCTTGGAAGGACATAAAGTATTTTTGCAACTATTGCAAGTCCAATGGCGTTGCTGTTTCTGACCCTCTTATGCAGCACGCATTCCAGCTTCTGCTTGGCCAGCTTCGCCTAGATTCTTCCGCCGAGAAGAAGTCGCTTGCTGCCAAGTGGGTGCCTCGCGCCAAGTCCCACCGATTTGGCTGGATCTTTAATGAGCTTGCTGTTATCTATTTTAGTAAGTATATTGAGACTGCAAAGACCTCTGTGCAGGTTGACCGCGCGGTTAACAAGGCCAAGATGGACTTCCGTAAGCTCCTCGCGAATCTGAACCGAGAGCTTGATACTACACAGATTCACCAGTGTGATGGGACTTGGGCTAAGATTGATCACGCAAAGACGACGTCTCTTACTATCTCTAAGCAGAAGACGGCTTTTCTGAACAAGAAGAAGGACGGCGCTCAGCGCTCCGATGCGGAGGATCGTGTTCAGTGCGCCGTGAACTTCACTGCTCGTATCAAGAAAGCAGCTGCCGGTGAGGTGGAGATGAAGGGTAAGCGCGTGGGTCTGAATACCTTCACTGTTCAGGCGCGCAACCTCATTCAGAGGTCCCCTAGAGGAAAGGCGACTGAGGACGTCCAGACCGAGATTGACCTTCTCAATTCTCAGTGGCGCAATAATGCCACTCAGACCGCCGCTCTTGGTCCAATGGTGGCCATGTTGGACTTTTCTGGCTCCATGAGCGGTGACCCCATTGACTGCGCAATGGCTCTTGGTTGTCGCGTTGCTGAGAAGTCTGTCCTTGGTAAGCGCGTCATGTCTTTCAGCACCAATCCCACGTGGCATAATTTGGACGGCTGTGATAACTTCGTGGACATGATTCGTGTTCTCCAGAATGGCGAGGTCGGTTACAGCACCAACTTCCACGGCGCATTTTACCGCATTCTTGACGCCATTGTTGAGAAGAAGTTGACGCCTGACCAGGTTGAGGGTATGATTCTCACCATCTTCTCGGATATGCAGATTGATGACCCCAATGTGAAGGCGCCTTCAAACATGGAGTCATTTTATCAGTCTATGGAGACAAAGTATGCTGAGACTGGCATCAGGATCTGGGGAAAGCCCTTCAGGCCGCCTCACATTCTCTTCTGGAACCTGCGGTCCACCAATGGTTTCCCGTGTCTTTCCTCCCAAAGGAACGTGAGTATGATGTCTGGGTTTAGTCCTGCTCTTCTCAATCTCTTCTGCGAGAAGGGTCTGGATGCGCTTCAGGGATGCACTCCTTGGTCCATCCTTGTGGAGCAGATGAACAAGTCAAGGTATCAGTGTCTGGAGGACAAGGTGAAGGAGGTTCTTCTGGAGTAAAATAAAAGAAAAAACATAAAAACACAATAAAAATTAGTAAAATTATACATTTTATTAAAAACGTATATTTTATATGCAAGAAGCAGAATCTATAAAAACAATGGCGGTTGCAGTTTTAACGCGCGGTTATCAAGACATTCGCAAATATAACACACTTGTTAAACGCAATATTTCAATTGCTAAAAATTTGGGACCTCTTAAAGATGTGGATATTCTCATTTTTCACGAAGGAAATATTTTAGAATCACATCAAGAGTATATAGTCAAATTTACACCAAATCTTAGAATAATATTTAACTGCATTAAAGAACACGCATTTAAGGATGAAAAAAAGGACATTCATACGTTTGAACCAACTCGCGCATTTGGATTAAATTATCGTCACATGTGTTCATTTTGGTTTGTAGATTTTTGGAAGTTTGTGGAAGAATATGACATGATTTTGCGCGTAGATGAAGACTGTGTTGTAGATTTTAATATTCATGAATTATTCATTGATCTTCAAAATAAAACGGCTATATATGGAACTTGGGCAAGAGATCAAGATTTTGTTACTTATGGATTAAACAAATTTACTCAACAATTTATAAAAGAAAATGTTAAATCAACCAATCCAATCGTGCCACACAATCCGTCGGGGCCGTATACAAATGTCATAGGATTAAATCTGGTTCGTCTGAGAATAAATACACTAGCTCAAAGGTATATTGAAAGAGTAAAAATTACAAATTATATTTATATTTTTAGATGGGGTGATTTGCCATTATGGGGAGAGTTATTGTTTTATTTTTGCAATCCAAATTCGTATTCAAAATCTGATAAAATCAAATACTTTCATGGAAGCCACAATACATATGTCGGTGGACCACAAATTAACCAACAGTTGAAAAGAATGATGTTTTAACTTAAATAATCCAACACTTGAAACTGAATAAATGGTATATTGTGCAACATTGCGCACCATTGACTGAACCCTGACCCCCAATTATAGGGAGAGAAACTAATGATTTGAAATGCATTTGACATTAGATAAAAGTCTAACAATGTTTCCATAACACCTTGATCGCTTGGATTCGCAGACTCTCCCAAGTGAACTATATTTGTCATCTGAATGACAACTTGAGGAAATATCTTTTTTAATAAAAGTTTTATTTGATTGTTGTCGCTTAGAATTAAATACTTTGTTCCTAGCTTCATATTTTTTGCTAGAATGCCTGTTATCTTTTTCAGAACAAACGGATTCAGATTATTATTTTTAAGCATATATTTATCGCCGCTACGAATGTGAATAACCGCAAATTGCCTAGATTTTAAAGTTAAACCAGTTAAAGCAGTATTAATCTTTTGCTGCATTAGTTCATTTGGAGCCAGTTTGCTGCGTATAAAATGACGACCTCTTTCTTTATAATTGTCAAATATTGGAAGACTATTGCAAAACGTAAAAAAAATGTCACACTCAAGCAAATTTAACGCATTTATAAATTCGCCGAAAAATCTAATTGAATCCTTTCTAAAAACCGTTGCGTTAATTGGGATATAATTTACATTTTCATATTTTGCAATTGTTTCATAATTTGCGTTGTATTTTACACAAGGCGCTTCTGCAGAAATAAACTTTGACATGGGATGATTAGTTAAATCCATGTCAAATTCTAATCCCAAGAGAGAAGAAATTTGTAAAAGGCAAAAACATCCTCTTATATAATCTCCCAACCCCTGAGCCACCCCATTCGTATATTTTAGCTGGTAAACGTTAACAATTCGTTTTAAGTTTTTATTGTGAAATGTTTTGGAAAGTGAGTCCATTAATAAATGCAAAATATTTTAAAAATAAAATTGAATCGTATTATTTCAAATAAAATGAGAGAAACAACAACATGGAAAATACAATTACACTTGCGTCAAGTCGGTTTAATCAGCAAACTTGGGACGAAAACTGCTCATATCGCAGAGAAAAAAACATGATCGGTTGCATTTACGGCTCCCCTTGTCAATTGTCTTCTAAAATATTACCCAAAACTCTGGTGTTTATTCAGGAAATGAATAATACTACAAATAAGATTGAAGGAATCGGACTCATCTACAATAGTATTAAATGCGACAAATACTATAGGGTTTATGATACTGGCAATTATAACCGCTACATTTACGCCAGTGATTTCCGAATTAGTCGCAGCGTTTTAATGCAATATAATCCAGATTTGGTTAAAGCATTGGAGCACATACTGTTCAAAGAAAAGACACATATGAAGCGTGGTTCTGGAATTACAACTGTTCCAGAAAAACTTTTGAAGCATAAATTATTCAATGGAATAAATGCACGAAATGATCTCGTTAATGTCTTTAAACAACATTTTCAAAAGGGAATAATATCCATGCAAGAAGAAAATAGTTAAAAATATAGACTGTGTGAAATCATAGTTATTTCAATATAAATAATTCTATTATAATATTACATATGTCTAATCCCGACACAAACATAGATAATTATACAATACCAGAATTGCTTACTATTTTGGATTTAGACACTAATCCAACTAATGACGAGATTATTCAAAAAACTGATTTTTATATTGAAAAATTCACGAGTGAAAGAAATGAAGAAATGTCTAATTTTTTTCAAGATATGCAGAATACTTTGTTGCAATATTTTGAAGACGACAATAATAATGAAGTTGAAAAAACGCCTAGCGCTAGACAAACAGATGAATGGTTTAAAAATCAAGTGTTGAAGCAATCTAACCCAGAACAAAGTGGAAAAAATACCGATAGAAAGCAAAAAATAGACGTTTATAATAGTCCTCACGTTCCAATGAAACGCGAGCATTTGGGTGTGAATAACACCTACTCAGTCCCAGTCGCGCAAGATGTGTTAAATCCAAATCTTAAAAATACCACGTCTAGAATTATTGTATTGGATAGTCAATATCGTCAATCTTCCGCTCCCACGGAAACTGGCACGGATTACACTTTGGATTTATCTGAACCACTGTTAAATGTACTATCATTAAGACTTTATTCTTTTTCTATTCCTTACACTTGGTACACCATTGACACTGTTTATGGAAATACGTGTTTTTGGATAAAGTTCACTGCTGACGGAGGCATTCCTATTGTCAGTGTTAAAATATCCATTGAACCAGGCAATTATTCAAACGCATCTATTGTTACTGCATTGACAATAAGTCTCGCGACGGCTGGGATATTTTGGACAGACGCAACTCACATTCCCGTCATATATAATCCAAATAATTCCAAAATTACTTTAAATTTATGGGGAGGAGAATATCAGGGGTTAACAATAGACGAAACTACACTCGTAACATTTTTTGACCCCAGTGCCGACGTGTCGTGTGGTTCTGTTTGTGCAATGTCTATAGCAGTTAATCAAACACTTGGGTGGGTTTTAGGATTCCGCGTTCCTGTTATGAATGTTATGGAGGCTGGCAACATCGCAATAGCCATTCCTGAATTATATGGACCAAAATATTTTATATTGGTTATAGACGACTTGAATCAAAATCATATTAACAGCGGATTAATTGGCATTACTGAAATGTCAAAGACCGTAAAACTTCCAAATTATTATTCTCCTGATTTACCATATACATGCATTCCAGCAAATCCTTTTGGAACAAGCGTAGTATATAATAGCACTCTTGTTCCAAGCGTATTATATAATAGTATAGTTTTAGAAAATGACCCTAGCGCCGGAAATCTGATAATAGATAAATTGGACGAGACTTATGCACCAACTCCGCAGGTTTTGCCTAGTGCTCCAAGGATATTGACTCAATCACAAATTTACACAATCAACGAGATTCTCAAAAATAATGAAAGAACGTACAACTACAAATTGAAAGCTCCAGTTGTTTCAGACACGTTTGCTATATTACCAATTAAATTAGGAAGTATGAAAATGGGCGATGTAAATACTGAATTTGGTGGTTCAATGCAAGACAATAAACGCATTTATTTTGGACCCGTTAACATTAGTAGATTGAGAGTTAAATTGCTTGATGATAGAGGAAATGTTGTTAATTTAAATGGTTGCGATTGGTGTGTTACACTTATAAGTGAAAATTTATACCAATACTAATTGCGAGTGGTTGATAATACAATTTTATATATAATTAATATATAATTAATATATAATTAATATATATATCTCAATGGAATCATTGTATTATATTACAAAAATGTTTGATTACATGGGTTATTTAGGTCCGTTTATTTTGTTAATTTCAACAATATTGTTACTCAAAAATAAAACAACATTGCTCGTATATTATACAATTGGATATGTTTTAAATAGCGGGTTAAATATCGTATTAAAGAGCCTTATACAAGACCCGCGTCCATCAGAAGACTTGCACATATTTAATGCTTCTATTTCTCAAGGGAAACGAATTGGATTTGATGCATATGGAATGCCCTCGGGGCATGCGCAAAGTGCCTTTTATTCTGTGGGGTTTATTTGTTTTGCATTGGGAAATCCAATTATAACCGCATTTTATCTTGCGTTAGCATTAAACACTTGTTATCAACGCGTAAAATATAAGAATCACACTTTGTTGCAGGTAATATGCGGTGGAATTGTTGGTGTTACTATGGGGTTTACGTCGCACTTATTATCGTCAAAAAAGACAATGGGTTTAATAAAATATAAAAAAGATGACAACGCGCCACTCTAGCATTTTATTTTATAGTTATAAAATAAGATGAACAAAACAATATTGTTACTCAAAAATAAAACAACATTGCACGTATATTATACAATTGGACATGTTTTAAATAGCGGGTTAAATATCGTATTAAAGAGCCTTATACAAGACCCGCGTCCATCAGAAGACTTGCACATATTTAATGCTTCTATTTCTCAAGGGAAACGAATTGGATTTGATGCATATGGAATGCCCTCGGGGCATGCGCAAAGTGCCTTTTATTCTGTGGGGTTTATTTGTTTTGCATTGGGAAATCCAATTATAACCGCATTTTATCTTGCGTTAGCATTAAACACTTGTTATCAACGCGTAAAATATAAGAATCACACTTTGTTGCAGGTAATATGCGGTGGAATTGTTGGTGTTACTATGGGGTTTACGTCGCACTTATTATCGTCAAAAAAGACAATGGGTTTAATAAAATATAAAAAAGATGACAACGCGCCACTCTAGCATTTTATTTTATAGTTATAAAATAAGATGAACAAAACAAGTATTTTTATTATTATTGGACTATTATCTGGTATTATAAATGGATTAACGGGTTTAGGACACGCAGGAGCCATTTTAATTGGATTAACACTAAGCAATACAATCAGCAATTACTCAACAATTATTGGAACAACGCTATACTCCCAACTACTTCCAGTGGTAGCATTCGGAGTTTGGGAATTTTATAAAAGAGGCCAAATAGATTTTTACGCTGGAAATATAATTTTGACCTGTCTAGTTTTCTCCGTATTTATCGGAGCTTGGTTGAAACAATTTGTTTCAAATAAAATTACAAAAACTACAACGGCTATTCTATTGTTATTAACCGCATTTAAATTTTTACTAGATGTCTACAATGAATAAGTGCTGTTACTGCAATCCAAATAATGACCCAAGTAAATCATGTGATCTTCCATATTTGTTTTGGAAAGCTTATATTGATCAGCACATTTGGAGTCTTCGCACTCCGACAAACTGCATTCAGTTGTTTTTCCGGTATCATCTTCAAAAATTTCTCTACATGAATGTAGGTAACCCATTTCCATTGGAGGTACATGAGGAACTATGTCTTTATAGTGTGTAAAGCGCACTAGTTCTTCTGAAATGGAGTTAACAAACCTTGCATATTTTTTGTCTCCTATGCGCGGTTGTCCAAAGTTATATATTTTATTTTTAATATTTACGGCAGATAGTTCCATTCCCATTAATTGTGCAATAGCAGCTCCCAATGAGTGTCCTGTAACTATCACGTTTGAAAAACCGGTTTGTTCCTTTAGGATTTTCATAGAATTAATAACCTGGTCCTTTAAATTTTTTGTAGCATCATAAAAACCGCGATGCACCTTACATTCGCATTCTGGATATGTATCGTAATTTCTTTTTGTTACCTCAAAATCTGCAACCCAATTCAATTTTGACGACGATCCGCGAAATACGACGTAAATGGTCCTTGTTGATTTTAATATTCCAGTATAACCTTGCAAATCCGTTTTTGGGTCGTATAAAATACTATCAACAATGAAGCTAGTCGCTGGCCCGGATAACTTCATTGACTTGTAACTATCCTTTCCGCAATACGCCGCACCACTTAACCAAACAGCTGTGTTTGAAATATCTCTATTATATGCAAATAACGCGCCATAAAATAACGCAAATATTGTATGAAATAACAATTTCATATAATATAATGTAATACAAATATTTTAAATTACTACATTATATAAAGTTGTTGGTTTTGTTAATAAATGTAATGTTTGCGATGAACTTACAATGTTAAAAATATAAAAATCATCGTTTTGTATAAATGTCTATAAGGGTTTTTCCAAAAGGACCAATCCAAACGTTTTCTGAATATTTATATTTTTTATACCCAATATCCAAACAAGAACCGGGTTTAACTCCACCAAATCTTATTGTATACGGCGAAGCGAATGAACATACACATATTTCACCGCATTTTTCTCCTATAATTTTATACTGCACATTGCAGTTGTTTTTAATGATTTTGGGTAATAATTTATTTTGTTGTATAAAATTTAGATTTTGATTACACCGATGAACATTTAAAATGGAACAAACCGCCATAGGCGGTTTGCCTTTTAATTGATTTATCGGTAACGTTGCCCTTGAATATCTAGTGGAACGCCCTTTGGGCGTTCCATTTTAAATATTCAAAGGTGTAAAAAATAATACAGAAGCATTTATTAACAAATTTATTACCTTAAACATTATAAGTGTATTTATTATATATTTATATTAATTATATTGTATTATTTTTTTACAAATTCTATTACACTTTTTCTCATTTAAAACGCCCATTTTACTAGACAAAAATAAAAAAAAACGTAAAATCAATAATAGGAATTTTACCTACGATGGTCTAACTTTTTCCTCTTCCTTTTGAATATTTGAAACACAAAATTTGGAATTGTGGTGGTGTTTGCTGTTTCTCTATCCATCACTTTGTTAAATTCATTATATTAATGAAAGAGTTTGCGTCTCTTGTTCTAAATACGGTTTGTTTGACTTGAGAACAAATAACAAATACAGTTCTACAAATAGACATATTTTTTCAGTTTGTTTTTGATCACTTTTTCTCTTTCTGTGCCTTTTCTAGAAGAGCTTTGTCGTATGCCACCATCAACCGCCCCCTTTCCACACCTTTTTGATATGAAGATAATGATCGTCTTACTGATACTGGCACATATTCTGTTGGGTCCAACGGCCCGCCACAAATTCGTTCGTGGTCAGCAATAGTTTGCGGGCAGGTGGGAATGAGTTTGCCCGATGAATTGAGCAAGAGGCGTCTACGACGATTGACCATGAATGGCATATGTCCTTTCTCTTCGCATCCACAACACACGATGGTCGGGGCGATCCAGCTCGTTATGTCTGGTGGGGAAGAAGTAATTGATTGATTCTCCATATTGTAGTAAAAGCTTATTGATAAAACGCGGCAAAAGATACTAATTTTATTTTTTCATAAAAAGTATTCAATTTTTTTTATAATTTTTTAATGAATTAAAATAAACAACATTCATGACATTAATTGTATATTTTTATACAGCTGAAATATTTCCATCACAAATTTTTATTGGCGCGGTTGACCGCCGCGGCTGGACCTAATTTTCTCAAAAATTCATTTAGTTTATCAAAGTCTATGTTATCATTATCATCAACGTTGAAAACGGATTTTGGTAACAATGTTTTCGGTGTTGTTGGTTTGCCAATAATGTCAGAAAAATTTGCAATTGTTTGACATATAACTGCATCACTATTTAATCTCGCCTTTTCAGCATTAGTATATTTATTAAATAAATATGAAATCGGGGTTTCCAATGCAGGCGTTTTCAACCATGATGACAATCTCGTTTTTATTAACCCTTGAGAAATATCCCTTTCCTTGTCAGCATAATATGTCTTGTAAATATTATAAACAATGTTTCCGTTTATTAAATTTGTCAGATAACTAATTGTCACTGTTGCGTTTGTTCTTATAAAATCTTCAAGTATATCTGTAATTTGACGTGCTGCAAAATTGGCTCCATTTCCATTATCAAACAAATTATTTAACTGAGTAAATAAAAGTGACTCTGGATTTATTCTCAACTTGTATTTTGGAGACAATCTTGAAGATAAAATCATGAGAGAAAGTAGTTTTGTTGCCGACATTCTATCTGCAACTATTGGTTGACTAGGGTCTTGCACGATTGAAAATAAGTCAAATTCTCCTCCTAGACCAACCCGATAACCTATTTCTTTGCGTTTTTTCTCTCTTAAAACGTCGTTTAATAAGGCCATTAACCTAGTTACCTCAGTTGCTTGCAGGAATCCAGGTATTAAAACATAATTTTCTAAATTTGATGATTCGGGATATTGAAGAAGGCCGTTTAAATAATTTGAAATTGTATCATTGGCTGGGTCATGTGGAATCCCTTGTATAATAATTTGTATTTGTTGTCCGATCAATGTATTAATAATTGGAGGTGGAGGGGGTCCTCTAACTATTTCTAATGGATTTGGTATTTGTGTGTTAAAAAATGACAAGTCCGCTCCTGCTGCAACAACGGGAATAGGTAATGGAGCTCCTGGTATTCTTGCCGGCGGACCACTTGAACCTAAAGGAGGCACTGGAGGAAGAGGAACTGGAGGAAGAGGAACTGGAGGAAGAGGAACTGGAGGAAGAGGAACTGGAGGAAGAGGAACTGGAGGAAGAGGAACTTTTGGATAATACCTTAATAGGTCGTCATAATCTTGTCTAAGAGATGGGTTTAATAGCTTGTCGCGTTTACCTCTTAATAAAATTCGTAAACCAAAATACTCTCTTCTTTCTGGTGCCGATGCTTCTGTTAATGGTCTTATTGCATTTGCAATAGTTGCATAAGCTCCTCTTATTGTCAGGTCATCTGCATTTTGTGCAACATTAAATATCTCATAATCAGTAGAATCTGGTGCAATTTGCCATCCAAGACCTAATGCATTAAATAGTCGGACATTATCTGCAGACATTAGTGGGGGTCTTGGTCCAGGCGGTGGCCCAGGCGCGCCCCTATTAAATACCCCTCTTAAAGCTTTCATCATTCCTCCACTCTGTCTTCTTGTTTTTTTATGTTTTTTATAGTTTATTTTTCTTGTTAAAGTCATTGTTAATATATGAAAATAAAAAAATAAACCTCATTGACCTCATTATTTTACACGATAATATAATAATAATTGATATCCGTTCATAAAGGACCATTTCAACGGCGTTCCATCTGTGTCATTTGATCCTTCAAATCCCCACGTTTTATTTGTATTTACAGTGTTTTTCCATTTCATTGGAACCAATCTGTGAAAACTCATGCCATCATAACCCATTTCTTCGCCTTCGCACGTTATAGTTGCACAAAAGTGTTGTTGGGTTGTATCTCTTATAACACAGCTATCCAATTTATATTCTGCATCTCCCAATTTGAAAGTGTCTGGTTTATTAATAGTTTCAGACGCCTTGTCAAAAATTTCAAGTATTATAATATGTGGTTTATGCACTAATGCTTTTACGTCCGAGCTAATTCGTGTTTTCCAATCCGTTTCTAACTTGGAAACAAAGAGGAATTGCAACGAATGTTCGTCCAAATAATTAATAATACTGCCGTAATATCTAATAGGGTTGCTAGCCTCATCCACTCCCACTAAATAGGGCATCTTTTTGTGATAGTGTTCTGGAATGCTTTCGTATATCTGTTTTATTATACTGTTTGTATTCAATTCATATGCGTATCTTGATCCAGTTAACGCCGATTCAACTGCAAAATTAAGAAGAGCAAACGCATCTGCAAGTTTTTCCGGTATTTTTGCGCCAGTTGCTTGCTTGCCTTCTATCATCAACTCCCTAAAATAGTGAAAAAATTTGCGCCCTTTATCGCTAATAAAAAGAGTTGCAAACATTGTATTAAACCAACAGTTTGATTGCATTTGAATGGGTGGAACAACCACCTCCGGTTTAATGTGCTTGTTTGCAGATAGATTGTGTAGTAAAAATTTTTTAGCTTCTGGTTCAGTATATTTGAAACAATATTTACCATACATGGACCCGGGTATTGCAATTTTTAGAGGTTCTCTTAATTTAAACGCATTTTCGTTGTTACAGTCCTCTATTTTCTCTCTTGGGATGGATTTTAACGACACCAATTGTTCATTAATAGTTGGCGCATAAGAAGACTTTAATCCGTGTATGGGATCTGTAATGCCTTTGGCTAAATCGCGTGCTCCTTGTTTGCGTTTTAACGAGTTAGAAATAACTAAACTAATACGTTGAATATCTTTTGGCGTTTTGCTTTTTATTGTTTGCATTTTACTTGTTTTACTTATTTTTCTTATTTTTCTTATTTTTGTTCGCCTTTTATTGCGTTTAATATGTCTGCTATGTTTATTGGATTTACTAAGTTTATTATTTTTTCTAGTTTTGGTCATCTTATAATTTATCTAGAGAAAAATAATATTGCATTAATTTATGGGAGCTGGAATATTGCCAACATGCATTCATAAAAATAAATTATATTTTTTATTTGGAAAGGAGCACGATTATTGCGACACACCAGGATGGAGCGATTTTGGAGGAGGAACCGACGATAGTGAAACATATATACAAACTGCTATAAGAGAGGGTGGCGAAGAACTTACCGGGTTTTTAGGAAGTGATGCGGATTTGTCAAAAATGTTGAAACGCAATGGCGTATTCATCATTGATTACAATAGCGATGGACATAGCACTTATCGCATGCATATATTTAAGATGAATTATGACGAGGCATTGCCTTATTATTACAATAATAACCAGCGCTTTTTGCAAAAACGACTTGACCCAGCCATCATTAAACAAACCAAAATATTTGAAAAGGCTCAAATAAGATGGATGTGTATTGATGAATTACCAAAAATGCACAAAGAATTTCGCAGTTATTTTCAAGATATTGTTGACATGATATGCGATAAGAAATCAGAGATTTTTAGATTTATAAATAAAGGGTCTAATAAACAAACTAGAGGTTATTATTCAAAGAAGAACTATACGCGCAAGCACAAAAAAAGAGGTTAGTATAATTTTTAATCTATAATTATATTATACTATGATGAAAATGAATTTAAAAATTGCAGTGCTTTATATGATTGTTACAGGATTTATTACGCAATATTTTATTATGTCATTTATTATGACATATGATTTTGGAAATATCACAAATAATTTAAGTAAGGTTTACTTATCTGCTTGCATGGCATTTATAATGGGTATTCTAGAAGTATTGATGCAAGATATAATGTACGGAACTATAAGTTATCAATATTATATTCCCTTATTTATATGTTTTATGGGTTCATTTTGGCTTTATAGAAAACAATTTGCAATTAGAGAGGTAGATTACTTAAAAGAAATGATTGAACATCATGATATGGCTTTATTTACTAGTCAAAATCTATTAGACAAACCAAATATTTCTTATAATGTTCGCGAGTTTGCAAAAAGAATTGTTAATACACAGAGCAAAGAAATAGATGAAATGAAAAAGCTGGCTTTGGTTCCCAACTGAAATAATAATATATGATTAATATATGTATATTCAAACACATATTAATCAACACACATTCAAGACAAAGGTTTTAAGATCTCCGAGAGAAATTCAACTGGGAATGATGGGAAAAAAATTTGATGGAAAATTTGACGCTTTGCTGTTTGTTATGAATACCCAAGAGTCTTCATTTTGGATGAAGAACTGTATAATTCCTTTGGACGTTATTTTTGTTAAAAATGGAAAAATTAATAAAATTCATCGCAATTGTCCGCCGTGCGTAACAAATGAATGCAAAACTTATCCAGGAAAAGGAAACCTAGTAATAGAAATGCTAGGAGGAACGTGCTCGGAATTTAATATTAAATGTGGTACAAAGATTGAATTTTCAACTTGATGCGTAGAAATTGTTATAAATAATATTTTATTTTTCTAACAATTTAATTTTTATTGACAACATTTATTTAACAGTGTCTTTTTAAAGCGTTTAAAAACAACGCTCCTTGGGTATTTTTAACTTCAACGCTAGATTTTACTTCAATGATAGGTTTTACTTCAACGCTAGATTTTACTTCAATGATAGGTTTTACTTCAACTGCAGATCCCGTGAATGCATTAAAAAAAACATTTTTAGGGGCGGCTGTTTCGTGAGAAACGCTAGGTTTTACTTCAACGGCAGATCCCTTGAATGCATTAAAAAAAATATTTTTAGGGGCGGCTGTTTCGTGAGAAACGCTAGGGGTTATTGTTAAAGTTATATTTTCGGGTTGAGATATCTTGAATGCATTTAAAAAAATATTTTCAGCGGGAGCTTGTTCAGCGGGAGCTTGCTCAGCGGGAGCTTTCTCAGCGAGAGCTTGCTCAGCGGGAGCTTTCTCAGCGGAAGCTTTCTCAGCGGGAGCTTGTTCAGCGGGAGCTTTCTCAGCGGCGCTTGCTGAAAACGCGCGAGCAAGCGCAACACCAACAGCAGCAGCACCAGCAACAGCGACGCCGGCCGCAGAAATAACAGCAGTGCGAGTGGCGACCTTCATAGAGGCGGCTTTCTTGACATCGGTTTGCTCAGCCGCGGCTTGCTCAGCAGCAGCCTTCATATAGGCGGTTTTTTTTGCGACAGCGGCTGCTTTTTTGGCGGCGGCTTGCTCGGCGGCGGCTTGCTCAGCGGCGGCTTGCTCAGCAGCGGCTTGCTCGGCAGCGGCTTGCTCAGCGGCGGCTTGCTCAGCAGCGGCTTGCTCGGCAGCGGCTTGCTCAGCAGCGGCTTGCTCGGCAGCGGCTTGCTCGGCAGCGGCTCTAGCTGCAGCGGCTTGCTCAGCAGCGGCTTGCTCGGCAGCGGCTTGCTCGGCAGCGGCTCTAGCTGCAGCATTTGTTGCGGCAACGGATGCGTTGTGAAGATTAATTTGCATTTGTCTATTTTTTCTTCGCAATTGTAGGGCAACCTGATTTAAATATTCTAAATGAGCTTGCATTATAATATTATGTAATATATTATTTTAATCAAAATAATATATTTTACTTTCTAAATAAAAACAATAAATTTAACGAACCTTTTATCAAAAATGTTATTTTATAGTTTAAATAGGTGAAGTATCGGTTGTATTATTAACAGCATTCAACTTATAGGAAGCAACAGGTGCCATTGTTTTTTGATCGCTTTGCAATATAGCAAACACAGCCTGCAATCCAGCGTTAACACCATTTGTGGTTTTTGTGGAAGCGGTGTTGTAGTTAATTATAATAACTGTTTTGTCGGGAACGGCGGCGCCTTTGCGCGCGGGTGTGCCGCTGGCCGCGACGGAAGTTACTGAAGAAATTTTATAGTCAGGGGTAGAAGTTGCCGTGGGGTTAATAAATTTCAAAGCATTTGTATCAGTACTTGAAAATACAGTAGCCAATGTGTAATTTGGCGTATCAACGCCATCAACAGGAGAAGATCCACCCACGGCATTAACAACTACATCCGTGCCAATATTTCTTAATATGTCATTGTTGTCAAAGACTAACTGTGTTACAGGTTCAACATTATCGGGAAAAAGATAATTTCCATAAACGTCCAATGAAACTAAGCTCTTAATAGCGGATCCATTATTTGAAATTGTGTAGGTGACAATGTCGTTTTTGCTGACTGCGTCAGTGCTGATAACGATTGAGTCAATTTTAGCGGGTAAAGCAGGAACCAATTTAATAGTTTTAAAAATAATGGCATCATTTGTGGAAAAAGCTCCAAGAGAGTAAATATCAACTTTTATTAAATCTCCTAACACGTAACTTCCAATATTATGAGTCAAAATAATGGACTCTACATTATCAAACATTTGATTCAAAACAAAAGGTACCGCTGCAGTGCCGGCTGTGAGGGCGGTGTAGGTGTCTGGGGATACGGTTACAACAAGCTTTTTATTTATTCTGCGTTCATTTGGATCAAAACCAAACAAAAATGTCTTTTGTTCCTCGGTCTTTCCATTTACAGTGTAAACAATCTTAAAGTATTTAGAGCCACTATCTTGGAATTCATATTTAACATTTTTAGCAGCAGTAATATCAATAGGAACAACAGGTGTTCTAATTGGTTTTAGGTCAGAAACTCCTTGAGGAAGTTTTACAACCGTAATTTGAGTTGAGTCAATGTTAACGCTAGGAAGTCTTCTTGATTCAAATACATTGTTGTTACTAGAAACGCTCTTTACGTTTACAGATTCAACCCAAGCCTCCACATTAACACCTTCATTCCAATTAGAGTTGGCATCTGGACCAAAATTGTAACCTGTACCAGTCAACTGTTCGTAATTTGCGGCACTTAAAATTATATAAGAAACTTTACCAAATTCAGAAGTAGCAGTTGGTCTTTGTCTGTATCCCAAAAGAACAGTTAAATATGCTTCGTATAATTGTGCGGTTTGAAGTCTAGGGGCAAGGGCATTTTTGTCAGCCACCACAGTTTTCACGCTTTCATAATCGCCTAAACCAAATTGCGCCGATGAATTAGATAATTTTGCAACAACTGTTCCGTCAGGAGACAAAGAAAGCGCAAGAGTTCCAGTTGACACAGGATTGGCTTGTTTTGTATAACTTGCGAATGATTGGTTTGCATCAAAGCGAGATACGTCATCAATAACATCTGACTGAAGAGTCGCGTAAAATGAGATTTTCTGTCCGTCCTTACCAGGAATATTAGCTTGGGTGATATTAATAACGTAATTTTTTTCCGCACCGCGAGAATTTTGTTCAGACGATTCTACAGTTAAAGTAAAGACAGAGAATTCACCAGATTTACCTGGAACCGTGGCGGTAAAATCTGTAGCTAAAAGGGATCTAGGCGCAACCGCTGCATTAGATCCGTTCGCTTTTGTTCCAGTTTTGATAGCTTCAAGCGCGTCAGTTAAGGCCCAGTAGAGTTTCACTCTCTTGTTTGCGCTACCGAAAAAGGTGGCACCGGTGAAACTGTTCGTCCACTTTTTTCCTTTAACGTTTAACGTTATATTTCCACTTGCGGTATAACTCCTCTTGGTACTGTCCGTATCATAGTGATATTCTACATCTTGTTTAACTGAAATGCTATCAACGGAAGGTGGCACCGTTAATACAACAGATTGTAGAATACCAGCTGTACTGTAACTTCCATCTGGAAATGCACTATCACCGCTGTAGACGGCGGTTAAAGAAAAATCTAACTTGTTAACAACAATAGTAGCTGTATCTTGTAAATTTGGAAAAACATTAGTAGCAAAATATAACCCCGAAACGTCGACGTCTGGTGAAACGACCTGGGCGTTGCCTCTGTAATAGACGCTTCCGTCAACTCTAAGAGTGGCACCGACTGCTAAAGGCTCGCTAGTAGCAGGAATTGAACCAAGATTGTAGATTGGATTTGTTTCGGTGGAGTTACCATTTTGTAGGGTTCCGTCCTGAGAAAAAACTCTTCCATCCTTTGTAAGTTTAAAAGATTGTAATTTTAATCCATTTCTGATTGTAGTAGTTGTAGTGTTAACAAGACTTAATAAATCAGAAGGACGCTGGTAATACAATGTTAATTTATTAGAATCTTGGCTGGTGCGGACATAGGAAAGCGTGGGTGCACCTGGGCGGCCAGGATAGTGTCCAATAATAACTGATGGAGAGGTTGCGCTTTGCACAAGACCTCTAGTAATTACTTTTGCATTAATTGAGTAGGTTCTTTGCTCAAGCAATGTTGTGCATTTAACCCAATAGTAATTATATGAATCAAGTACAATCTCACCCGCTTTTATAACGGTAACGCCCGAAGTTGGGAAATTATCTGCTTTACACAATACAATCTTTTGCACTCCAATGCCAGCATTTACATAATTTCCATTATTATCAAGAGACACAAGATTAATCATTGTTCCTATCACGGTTGTTTTAATACTTAGATCTTTAATATTAATTGTCTTTTGAGCAAGAGGCGAATCTCCCCAGTTAGCCAATAAATAAATGTTTTTATTGTCGGGGGCATCAGGGTCTCTAATCAACGTAGGTTTCGCTTCTTTATTTCCCATTACAATAAATTCATTGGATTGAACACTTGTACTTAAATTGGCGAGATCATTAGAGAGGCCGCCGTCAATATAAAAATCTATATAACACTTGTACAATTTATTGGGATTTTGCACAATTTGTTGGGTTTTTAAAACAATATCTTCTTGTCCCGCACGCTGGGTAGGAGACAGAGGAGTATTTATGCCATTCGTAATAACTGTCATAGGGGTTCCAACAAATTGTTGTCCATCTATAGAGATACTCTCCATCATAACTTCTTGCCCAATTGGTTCACCTAATTCATTGCATTCCGTGAAGTTGACAACAGCCCTAAAAACTGATTGATACTCATACACACCACCAGCAATGTCTGTTTCAGAGCCGGCAAGGCCGGTGAATTTAACGTCAATATAAAGACCGTCCGCGTCCGCGGGCCTTTTTTGCATACATCTAAACGTCGCCATTGTTATAATTAATGCTGATATAAAATTTTTTTCAAAAATAATAAAATTCCTAAATAATTAAAAAAAACAATAATTTTGCGAATTAACAATAAATGTACTTGGATGTTTCATTTCAAACGCAATTTTTCACGACACTAAAGAAGAAAAATTGTATTTTATAAATAGTACTAAACATAATAGTTTATAAGACGGTTACGATAAATATTATAAACTATTTGATTAAAGTAATAAAATTATCAAATAATTTTTATTCTAAACTTATTACAGATCACCAGGATAACTATCGGATAGTTGAACATAATCCATTATACATTTATCCTTAACTTGATTGTTTGCTACAATGAAATATTGCTTCATAGCATCCGTAATAAATAGTGAAATCCATAATTGAGAAGACATGCTAAAAGTAATACTCATGCTTGATCCGTCAATAATGTCGGTTTTCCAACCAATTTGTACATCTTTGTGTTTTCCACGTTTTCCTAACATTGGTGTCCAGTTATAAGATAACGGATTTATAGCAGAATAATCAACAGGAATAATAAACCAATCATAACTAATTTTTTCCTTAAATTCATCTCTGGCAATAATAGAATAATACTCAAAATTCTTTCTCTTATTAATCTCCGCAATAATTTCATCAATATTTCCAGGGTTGGAGGCAGAACAAACACTTGTTAAACGATATGAACTAATATTAAAGTGATTGTTCGCAATTGAATCATATTTCACAGATTTATTTGACAAGTTCCCAATGCCGCAAGAAATGTCACTTCCAGATGAATGAGACCCGTTTGCTTGCGAATAAACGCTGCATCCGGCGTGAGTCAAAACTTGCGTGTTAATAGATTCCCAAACACTTTCCTTAATTGGTTCAGAATTTAATAAATGATACCCTCTGACGCATTTTGAAAAGTAATTGGAAAATTTATATTTTAGTTCAG